TTCAATAACCTTATTGAATGGGTCTATCAAAATCGCTTTATCCATTTTAAATCTCCTCTTTGGTTAAGCATCTTCAGTAGACACTATTCCAATGGATATGTCAAACACTTTCTTGCGCCTTGCGCCTAGTCCCGCCCTGCGCCTTGCGCCTGATCCCCGGGCAGCGGTCCCAGCAGATCCGCCCGGGCAGCCCGGTAAAAAAATGGGCGAGCTGATCAGGCTCGCCCATTCCCCGGGTGCGAGTGAGGGAAAACAATCAAAAACCCTCACTCAATTCCTGTATGCCGCCATCAGCAAATCTCGAAGCCACCAGACAAGCGGCAAAAGATTTCAAACTCTTTCACGTTGTCTGTGCTGAAAGGATAATTTTTGTCAAAATCCTTATCATCTAACTGACTGCGCTCCGCTTCATACGCTGTTGCGTATGCTTCAGTCTTGCCTGTTTCTATTTCATGCAAGAGTCGGTCAGCAATGTCGGCGGCTGTTCCGTTGTCTATCTGATGCCCGTCGTTCGAGTGACCCAGATTTTTGGTTTCTTCCGACAGCATGTCATCACATACATGACAAACATACGTCCAAAGCGGATGCCACCACCAGACGTTGTTGCGAAAGTATGCGCCACGATTGTCAGAATGCCATTGGTCGAGCGTATCGAAATATTCTTTCTGCTCCTCTTTCGTTGCGACAGACCAATCAATGTCAGGCCGCTTGCTTTTTAAGTTCGGGTTCAACCCGTATACGTCCATTCCCATATCTATATCCTCTCTAGTTAATGGATGAAACATCTCGATTAGATACTATTCCAATGGATATGTCAACACTTCCGACACGAAAAAAAATTATTTTTTTTACCCATTGGGTATTGACTTATCCATTAGGAAAGACCATATTAGTCACATGGCAATCACGCCATGGTTACTAGAGGAAGACAAAATGTCTATACAAGAAACAGCACAACGGCTCGAAGAGCTACGGGCGCAAATCAAAATTCTTCAAACAGAGGAACGCGAGTGCAAGCAATACTTGTTCGAGCAAGCACCTGAATGGTTCGCCAATCCTGCTGATGGTGAGGCCGACACTCTCACCGATGGCGATGTGCGAGTAACGCTGACATGGGGATGGATATCCGAATGCACCCGCAAAGGATATTTCCAGAAAAGCGTAAAAGTTGAGGACGCGGCGTGAGCCGCGTTCTACCACCTCCCGACTATCTTGGGGAAATAGTCGAGACAATTGAAACAGCTTCCCCAATACAAACTAGAGGAGTATCAAATATGTTTGTAATCGAAAAAGGTGTGGCAATGCCACGTTCCGGCAAGTCAGCGCGCCGCGCACAATATGACACGCTGGTTAATATGGATGTAAGCGATAGCTTTGTGCTAGACGAGAACGTCTATAAATCAAACACTGTCATTGCGGCGGGTCGCATCCGTGGAGTGAAACTCCATCAACGTCGGATGCACGACGGGACGTTACGTTTGTTCTGCATGGAAAATAAGAACAAGCCGACAACCTTCTAACAAGAATCGGGCGGGCAGTTCTCTAGTCTGCCCGTCCATGGCGCGACACTCATGCAAATCGTTTCGCGCCCGCGCTCGGGGTTACTTGTAGCCTCGAGCGTTTTGCGTCTTGCTTCTGGGCGAGGGGTCCCCCCTAAAAAGAGTACGAGCGAAGCGAGTACGTTAGTACTATGTTGGGTTGATAAATTCATTTGCACATAATATCATTCGGCCCATGGACAAATATGCTGCTGTACCGGACGAGGTGTTACGACAAAAACTGGCGTTGGAGGACACTTTAAGGAACCTTGAACGCCGCGACAAAGCCAAAAACAACTTTATGAGTTTTGCTCATCATGTGTATGACAACTTTATTGAAGGTCGTCACCACCGTATCATCGCAGAAAAATTAGAACGTGTTGCACAGGGAAAGCTGAAGCGGCTTATTATAAACATGCCGCCTCGTCACTCTAAGTCTGAGCTTGCTTCGTATCTCATGCCCGCATGGTTTCTTGGAAGAAACCCTAGACTCAAAATTATTCAGGCAACAATGAACACGGAACTAGCCACCCGCTTTGGTAGAAAAGTGCGTGACCTCATTGCCGATCCTGTTTACACCGAAATTTTTCCCGAAACGGATCTGAAACAAGACAGTCAGGCTGCTGGACGTTGGGAAACAAGCGTAAAAGGCGAGTACTTTGCTGCTGGTGTTGGCGCGGCGATGACAGGTCGCGGTGCAGATTTGCTGATTATTGATGACCCGCACTCGGAACAGGACGCTTTATCTTCTACTGCGTATGACATGACGTATGAGTGGTATACGTCGGGTCCCCGCCAGCGATTACAGCCCGGGGGATCGATTATTATTGTGCAGACACGGTGGTCAAAGAAGGATTTAACGGGGAGGTTACTGGCGGATCAGGGTAAAGATACCTTGTCTGACCAGTGGGAGGTGGTTGAATTTCCAGCAATTATGCCGTCCGGGAACCCATTGTGGCCTGAATTTTGGGAGAAAGACGAGCTTTTATCTGTAAAAGCATCTCTGTCTCCAAGCAAATGGAACGCACAGTGGCAGCAAAATCCTACGTCCGAAGAAGTTGCCATGATAAAAAGAGATTGGTGGCAGCCGTGGGAAGAAGAAAATGTTCCCCGTCTCGAGTATATCTTACAGTCATACGATACTGCGTTTTCTAAAAAAGAGAGTGCTGACTATACAGCGATTACAACGTGGGGCGTGTTCGATCCCCATGAGGACGGCACTGAACATTTAATTCTGTTGGATGCCAAGAAAGATCGATACAATTTTCCAGAACTCAAAGAAGTAGCGTTAGAGGAATACGACTATTGGGAACCGGACATGGTTCTAATTGAGGGTAAGGCATCTGGTTTGCCGTTGGCGGATGAGTTAATGCGTATAAATATTCCGGTGGTTACATATTCTCCGGGTAGACGAAAACGTGGTGGCGGCATAGATAAGACCACTCGTATGCACATGGTGGCTCCTATCTTTGAGGCAGGTAGAGTGTGGGCCCCCAACAAAAGTTTTGCAGAAGAAGTTATCGAAGAATGTGCGTCATTTCCCAATGGCGACCACGACGATTTTTGTGATAGTATGACTATGGCGTTGATAAGGTTCAGAGAAGGGAACCTTGTAACGCTCGAGGAGGATGAACCCGAAGTATACGTCCCGTACAGAAGACGGGAGTATTATTGATGGAGCATCTTTATGGATCCACTTTCCACGGGGCTGGCTGGCATGGCCCTCGTACAAAAAAGCGTGGAATTTATTAAAAGTAATATTTCTACGGCACAAGACATAGGCCAGATAGCGGGGGCAATTGATGGACTTTTTGCGGGTCAAAAACAAATTAATCAGAAACGTTTTTCTGAGGGTAACACCATTGGGCAATATAAGAGCGCGGCAAACGATGTTATCGACGCAAAATTGGCGCAGGAACAACTCGACGAAATGGCGATCTTAGTAAATAATCGCTTTGGATATGGCACATGGCAGACTATCATCAGGGAACGTGCAAAGCGTATTGCTGATGAAAAAGAAGCAGCAAGACGGGCCAGACAAGAAAAACTGAGGAAACAAAAAGAACTGTTTCAGACTATACAGTTGATTGCGGGCATAGTTTTTGGCGTAGCGATACTAACCATAATTGTTTTGGTTACTCTTAAATATAACGAGATACTTTGATGACAGCAGCCCGTAGACGTTTAGAATCCAGACGACGGATTGCAGCAATGTCTCCAGAAGAACTGGAGCAGATGCGGGCGCAAGGCATCGAACAATTTAAAGAAGATCTTTCAGAAGCACCCGGAGCCTTGGCTCAAGGAGTGGGTAACTTTGCTCGATTTCTAACGGAAGATCCTGAACGCACCACGAAACTTGCTGGTTTGTTTACAGATGCGGGTGGTATTGCCGAAGCGTTTGGGTATTACCCTGATCCATTTAACGAAGGCGAGTTTTTACCTTCTGTTCTGGAACAGGCTAAAGAAGGCGATTATCTCGGTGCGGGGCTCACGACTCTTGGAGCTATACCGCTTGTCGGTCTTTTTGCGCGAGGATTGAAAGGCGCAAGAATTGTAAACGATGTTATTAAATACGAAAAATTTGGTGACTCATCGGTGAGGCTTGATGCTGATCCGTTTGGTGATGAGAACACGCTTTTGGTAAACGAGTTGACTGCAACCGAGTTCCGTAAGGGTTACGGCAAAGGCATAATGCAGGATTTAATTGAGCAAGCTGAAGAACAAGGCAAAAACTTAACGCTCTTTCCACAACAATTAGATGACATTACAGGGGGCATGGATGACGAAGCACTAGTGTCCTTCTACAAATCTCTTGGCTTCAAAACCCGTTTTGAACCAACGGATGACACGCCGTATGATTCCCTACCAGATCTTAACAAATATCTAATTTACAGACCGAAGACGGTAAAACCGATGTCGGAGGCGCAATATAACGCCGCTATTGGTGCTGCCCGGAACGACAAAGCGTTACAGCAAAAACTGATAGCAGAGAAGAACGAGCTTTATCCAAAGAAAGACAAGAAGAAGAAAGAAAAAACACCGGAGCAAACTCCACGACAAATTGCTGCGGCTGCATCAGAGGGTACAGACCATCAAGTCGGAACTGTGACAAAAGGCCGAGGAACAACCCTTTCAGGCGAGACGGAAGAAGTTAGTGATTCTTTTGGTTTTGACGGTGGAGATAAAAACGCAAATTCTCCCTACCAACAAGCCCCGAATCTAACTCGATACAACAATGCGGCAACTCGTGCTGTCGTAAAGATGAAGAAGCCCGGTCAGAATATTTCCGGTGATGCTTTGCTTAACAGATTAGAGCTATCGGCTGGAGCTGAAGATCGTACTGGCATTCGGTCACTAATTAAAGAGATGGGTGGTTTAGATGACCCGAACTTTATTGGTGCAGACGGCAAGGGTGCAACAATTACATACGATCAATTTGTCCAACGGTTGACTGAATACGGTCCGAAACGAGCTGTAATTCGTTACTCACAACCAGAATACGCAAATCTACAGGAATTAAAATATACAGATGCTGAAGACTTTGCGAAGGACGCAGACAACTATGATGGCGATTTTACTTTAACACCCACCTTTGCACCGTCTTTCGGTGCTGACGGAGAGTCGGGGATCAGTTTACCTCTTCATCGATTTGCTAATTTGCACGTTCATAACAAAAATATAAAGACAAAAACAAAGTTTGGTGAACAAACGCGAGCTTCAACAAGTCATGGTCACTACACCGACATGGCGGGTGAAATTGAATCGAGGGGTGTGTTTGATGGTGTTAATCAAAGAGACACTCAAATTATAGCCCACAGTCGCGGCGGTCTTTACACAATGCAAAACTCTTCCGTTGCTTCTGATAACGGTCACTTAACCGTAGGCTTTGATGAGTTCCAAATCGATGGGATGAGCAAACAGAGCAAACTTAAATCAGAAGCAAATCCACAAAGAGTGTTGAAAGAAAAATCTCGATTAAAAACAAAACTGGTGGATAACCAAAACAAAGCCACAGAAATTGGAGACGCGGCTATTGAACGATTTGGCGGGGGGAATATTAAGACCGCCATTAATAGTGATGATCCTTTTGTAAAAAATTTTTCTACTATCTTTAGGTATTACTCAACTGAGGGTCAAGCTGATGGGCAAAAAATTGCCGATATGTTGGCGATGGATACTTTTATCGACGATCTGGGTAAACCGGGACAGGGTGTTCCTACCAATCCTTATACCAATCAAGTAGACGCTCGTAAGTTTTGGGAGAAAAACTTCCATACTTTCTTTAAGAAGCCGGAATATGATCCGTCCAACCCAGAATTTATAGCCAAGTATGTACAGAGCAAAGAAGGTCAAGAGGCTTTTGAATCTAACATTAATGGATCTTTTGCAGCTTTACGAGACAAGGGAAATTTTGGTGGGTACACAACATTTGGAGAACGGCTCGCAGAGTATGGGAAGAAATACGAGCAGAATCCAAACGATGCAGTTGCTCGAGATGTAATAGAATCCATTTCCAGAATTATAGGCGACACCGAATCAACAAAAACAAATCGTTTTAAGAACGCGGCTTTTGAAAACGGGTTTACCGATGCTTTGACGGAAGCGGGAATGGAATATGCAAATGCTGCAAGCGAGCTTGAAACTTTAGAAGGCAGTACAGGATTTTATAGCAAAAATATTGTTGACCGACAGTTTGTTGAAACGGCGGAGAAATATGGTCCTGTTGCCGAAGAAATAGAAAATCTTCGGAGCAGCCGTAGAAATCTAGACAATATTAAGAAAACCCACATGGATAAACGAGCAACGATGCTGAACGAAAAAGTTAGAGACTTTTTTTCTTATGCTTCCAGCATGTCTAAAGTGGATAGAAATTTTGCTAAAGCCAATAAAGAAAACCTCCGAGATCTAGGTCGGCTTCGAGAAGAAATAAGAGATTTAGAAAATGGTGGAAGTAATGTTGGTAGCAGTCTTAAACTATCAAAAGCAAGTGAGTTTCTTGCTTATTTAGAAAAGGGTCTTGATAGAGGCACAGAGGTTGCTGGTTTAGACCGAGCAGATGGTGGGGGGATGCCATCCTTCGATCTACTCTACGATTTAGAAAGAGGCAAGGACCACACCTTGTCGCTTTTTTTAGACGCAGATTTTAGCACATTGCGTGGAGTAGCACAGGTAGCAGAAAGAACTTTAGATATTCCTGCGTCAGATTTTGAGGTAAGAACGTATCGTAGTGGGCAAGTGGTATTAGGCAGCTCGTCCGACAAAAACCGATCCTTCGCATTTGCGGACCAGAAAGAACTCGAACGACAACGTGAGCTATTCGAGAGATTACAGTTTAGACTTCGTCAGTTGTTGGGTACAGATTCTGATAAGATTTCTGAAGCTTTTCAGGCTAACGGAAAATTACCTAACGAACAACGAACGCTTGCAGAAATACAAGCAGAACAAAGTAAACTTCTAAACTCGGAAAACGAACTTATAAAAAGGACAGAGGCAGCAGACCCTGAGTTTTCAGAAGAATTGGTGAATCAGCTTGATAGAAGCTACAACGCTATATACGACTTGCCGTATGAATCTGTGAAAGACTCTATTAGGCAAGTAGTTCAGGGTGATTTGGCAAATCAGTTTGATGGGTATTTGATGCAACACATGACTCCTCAATCAGTAAAACTGTCAGCAGATGATTTAATGAGTCCAGACAACCCTTCATTTGGTGTACCGAAATTTATTACAATACCTAGTGCCAACAAAACAATGCAGACACGGGGCAAAACCCTAAGTGATCCCGGAGGTTTTGCGTATCAAGATTCTGGTCGAGATGATGCAATTAAACAATTTATTGAAGACAACCCAGATTTTGTTGAAGTAAGAAAAGATTTAAAAAACACCGCAACAAGAGAAAACGGCAATTTATCTAAAAACGATCAAAACAAGGACGTTGTTCTAGAGATTAAGGACGACGTTAGACGCAAGTTTGCCGTGGCATTTGCTGAAGCAAACAACACCTTATTAGAGAAGTACACAAAAGAAGCTGTCGATAAAAATTTTGCTTCTGTTGATGAGTATATAAAACAATTTAACCCTAAAGAACTTGCAGAAATTTTGCGTGAAGACGCGATGCGTATCTACAAAAAGAATAATCTCGACGGCGAAACCTACGTTCGCTACGCAAAAGGTGGAGAAGTCAACCTCCATAAAGGGATTGGCGCAATGGCTAGTGTGGTGTTATAAGGAAATATGTCCCAAACAGGTGATAGAAATATAGGCGGTATGGTTGACCCAGCTATGGGTGCGGGTGGACCTGCTGTCCCGTCAGAAGAAGACATTCTCGTTGAAATAGAAGGTCAAGCTCCGGGTATTGTAGACGAAACACTGCAAGAAATGGTTGTTCAGATGAATGAGGACGGTAGTGCCGAACTCATTGATCCAACTCAAGAAGGGGAAGAAGTCCTCGCAGAAGAGTACAGCCACACGGCGAACCTAGCTGAGATATTGAGCGACTCTGTTCTTGGTGAAATATCCTCTGATATTCTGTCAAAAATCGAAGAAGACATAGACTCTCGAGGTGAGTGGGAAGATGCGCTTGCCAAGGGGTTGAACCTGTTAGGTATCAACTACGAAGAGCGTGACGAGCCGTTTGCTGGCGCAAGCGGTGTAACACATCCGTTGATCTCTGAGTCCGTTACACAATTCCAAGCACAGGCATACAAAGAAATGCTACCTGCGGGTGGCCCGATTCGGACTGCTGTTGTTGGCATGGAGTCTCCTGAAACTTTGGCACAAGCTAATCGTGTCAAAAACTTCATGAACTATTATGTGACAGAGATAATGGAAGAATACGATCCTGACATGGATCAGATGCTTTTCTATCTGCCGCTGTCTGGTTCGACATTTAAAAAAGTTTATTTCGATCCGTCTCGTCAACGAGCCATATCGAAGTTTATTCCGGCGGAAGACTTGGTTGTAAACTATTCTGCTTCTGACCTTCAGACCGCTGAACGTGTGACCCACGTTACAGAGATGTCAGAAAACGACATTATCAAAATGCAGATGGCTACAGTTTATCGTGACGTTGATATATCGCGTAATTACGACGGTGAGGATGGCGAAGTAAAAGAAAAGATAAACGAGATACAAGGCATTCGTCCCACTGGCGATGATGACATGTATACGATTTATGAGTGCCATACTTATCTTGATCTCGAAGGTTTTGAAGACACAGATATTCAAGGCGAACAAACAGGACTGAAGCTGCCGTACATTATTTCGATAGACAAAAACAGCGGCGAAGTCTTATCCATCGTCCGTAACTGGGATGAAGAAGATCCGCTGCGTAAGGCCATGCAGTATTTTGTGCATTACAAGTTCTTGCCGGGTCTTGGTTTCTACGGTTTCGGTCTAGTCCACATGATTGGTGGTCTGTCTCGTGCAGCGACATCTATACTGCGTCAGTTGATTGATGCGGGTACTCTGTCGAACCTACCTGCTGGGTTTAAATCTCGTGGCACTAGAATCAAAAACGATGACGAACCTATACAACCCGGCGAGTTTCGTGACATCGATGCACCCGGTGGAGACGTACGCGGTGCATTCTTACCGCTTCCATACAAAGAACCGTCGAACACGTTGGCACAACTTCTTGGCGTATTAGTGGAAGCAGGTCGTCGCTATGCTGCGATTGCTGATGCCAATATACAAGACGTAAATCAACAAATGCCTGTAGGCACGACTGTTGCGTTGTTGGAACGTGGCTCACGGGTGATGAGTGCAATCCACAAACGGATGCACTACGCTCAGAAGAAAGAGTTTCGTTTACTTGCTGAAATTATATCAGACACAATAGACGCATACCCATACGCACAAAGTGTACCCGCCGACATTCTGCCGCAGGATTTTGATAGCCGGATTGATGTACTCCCAATCAGCGATCCAAATATCTTTTCCATGGCACAGCGCATGTCCTTGGCCCAGACGCAGCTTCAGCTTGCACAAAGCAATCCTGAAGTCCACAACCTTCGGGAGGCATATCGCCGGATGTACGAGGCTCTAGAAGTCAAGAACATCGACGCGATACTGAAACCCGAACCACAGGCGCAACCCATGGATCCTGCGGCAGAACACGCGGCACTTCTGAAAGGCGAACCTATTCAAGCGTTCCCGGGTCAAAACCACGACGCTCACATCGCAGCTCATACACAGTTCATGGCAATGCCGTTGATCAAAAACAACCCACTGGTGTTTTCGTTTACACTAGGCAATATCCAAGAACGTATATCGTTGAAAGCTACCGAAGAAGTACAGATGATGTTGCAACAACAGATGCAAGAATTTGTACAACAACAAGTAGCTGCTGGTATGCCGCCTGAAATGATACAACCGCCACAAATGGGCGAAGAACAAATACAGGCGATGATTTCTGCAAAAGTAGCTGAGATAACTGTAGACCTTGCCCCGGCTCTGATGCCTGAAGACCCACAAGATCCGCTAGTGGGCATCCGTCAGGCTGAAGTACAGATTGCTGCCGCAGATCAACAACGCAAATCACAGAAAGATCAAGTTGACGCTATGCTCGATCAGACAAAAATCGCGCAACAAGCACAACAGGCACAAGAACGTTTACAGACTACAAGAGACATTGCGGAAGACCGCGCAGCGGTGAATAGAGAGCGTATCGAAACTCAAGAGGACATTGCTGTCATGAGAGAGATGGGCAAAAAATGAAAAACGGAAAAGCCAAACGCACCTTGAACAAGGTTATTAAAGATTTGAACAAGGCATCCAAGACACACGCTCGTCAGGCGAAAACAATTAAGAAAGTTGTGCGTTCTACCAAACGCGGGAGAAAAGCATGACATCTATCTGGGCTGGTCGCTGGGGTAAATACCATAGAATTAAAAAGAAAATGCACGAGTGGCATAAGAAAGGTATTTCTATGAAAGAAATGGAACAAAGAATACGGACAATGACCGATAACAAACCAGCAGAGTTACGAGTTGTTGATGACTGAACGAGAGCACAACAAGAAACTACAGGCTGGCAGTAGATACGAAGCGTTTGATCTGGACGGTGACGGCACTGTTACCGATGACGAGATTGCTCGTGAAAAGGAGATGATCGAGCTTGAGTTACGCGAAGAAAAAGCAAACGCACAGCAGTATATGGCTTGGGTTTCTATGGCAAGTATGCTTGTTTTTACAACAGTCCTTTTTTTACCTGTGGTTCCTACCACTCGTGTTGATGCTCTCGCTGACCTCCTTGGTCTTTTCTACATCGCTCAAGCTGGGGTTGTTGGTGCGTACATGGGTGTTACGGCTTACATGAGTAGGAAATGATGCTTAGTGTAATTGGTTCTCTAATTGGTTTTGCCAGCAGCACCGCCCCCGCAATCGCTGACCATTTCAAACAAAAAGGCGATCAAAAGTTCGAACTTGAAAAAATGAAGTTCGCAGCAGAACTACGCAAAGACGGTTACGATTTCGAGCTAAAAGCTTTTGAAGCACAAGCGTCTGACAAAGAACATGAGCGTTTAATTCATCACGATATCAGCATCAACCAAGGCACAGGATTTATATCGGCACTACAAAAATCTGTCCGCCCGGTAATCACCTATTGTTTCTTTGGTTTGTTCTTGGCAATAGAGATTACGTTGTTGCGTGAAGCACTAAACACCGGAATGAGTGTGGCAGAATCGTTGAACGTCCTGTGGGACGAAGACACCAAAGCTATATTCGCCGCGATAATTAGTTTCTGGTTTGGCTCACGAGCCATAGATAAAGCTCGAGGTAAGTAAAATGCTCTTGCCGCGTTTGATAGGAGCCGCGCTTGGGCTTTTTCTTATAGGGGTTTTAGTAATTATTTACGACCTGCATCAATCAACGTTTGAGTGGATGTATATCTGTGCGGGGATTTGTTGACTATTTTGCACGAATATCATTAGTATGCAGTAAGTTTTAAGGAGATTGATATGCTCAAAACACCCATTAAAGATTTGCCTAATAAAGGTTTGCAGAAGCTCGCCAAAGAACGTCCCGAGGTTGTCGAGCGTATGGGATTTAAAGAAGGTGGCATGGCGGCAAGCTGTCCTCACCGTGGCGAAATACAGGGTGCAGGTAACGTGGATGTTGTTGACGGAAAACCACGCGGCACAAAATTTGTAGGCATTCTATAAGTGATATCACTTGAACTGCTGACAAGATACAAACGTAATCTCGACAAACGGACTGACGATCTGTCGATTGCGATTACTAGCGGTAATGTTAAGGATTTGGAGCAATACCGCGCAATTGTAGGCGAAATACAAGGACTTTCGTTTGCTATTGAGGAGTTACAGTCCTTGCTCAAAGGTTATGACGAAGATGCAGAAGAAACTGTTAGTACCTGACTATGTAGTCGCTCAACAAAAAGCAAAAAAACAAGCCGAAATTAAACCCGCAAAAGAAAGAGTTCCCCAACCTACTGGTTGGCGTGTTCTCGTTATGCCGTACAAAGGCCGCGAAAAAACGGTTGGTGGCGTGTATATGCCCGACGAAACTCGTGATCGTGAATCGGTTGCGACGGTTGTTGCTTTTGTTGTTAAGGTTGGACCCTTGGCGTACAAAGATCCTGACAAATTTGGGGAGGATTGTGAGCCGTGGTGTAAAGAAGGGGATTGGGTATGTATCGGCAGATACGCCGGATCCAGATTTAAGTTGGAAGGTGGCGAGGTAAGGATAATCAATGACGACGAAGTCATTGCTACGATTGTCGATCCAGAAGACATTATTTTTTAACCATGGGAGATAGCCATGCAAAGTGAAACAGAAGAAACCATCATTGAAGTAGAAGACGAGGAGCAGGTTCAGGACAAAGAGCCTGAACAGCAGGAACAAGAAAAAGAAGAACCGCGTGTTGCGTTACAGGAACCAGACGAACCAGAACTGGAGGAGACAGAATCTGAAACAGCAGATTCTGACGGTGATGAATTAGAAAGTTATTCCGAAGGTGTTCAACGGCGTATTCGTAAACTTACGGCAAAATACCGTGAAGAAGAGCGTCAGCGTCAAGCAGCAGTTGAATACGCTGAAAACGTACAGAAACGAAACTCTGAACTAGAAGCCAAGCTGAAAGAACGTGAAGGTGATTATGTAGGGGAGTTCGGTACTCGTGTAGAGCGTGAGATGGAGGCGGCAAAAGCTGCTTACAAACAAGCTCACGATGAGGGTGATCCGGATGCTCTTTTTGAAGCACAACAGCGTATAAGCAAACTGGCTTTGGAACAGGCTCGCTATGAAGAGGCGAAAGTTGAAGTAGAACGTAACAACGCCGAAACAAACGAACAGCCTGTCCAAACACAACAAGCAACTCCGCAACAAGCACCGCGCCAACCGGATCCAAAAGCTCAAGATTGGGCGGATCAAAATAGTTGGTTCGGTGAAGACGAGTCAATGACGTATGCAGCATTTGGCATCCACAGACGGCTTGTCGAGGAAGAAGGGTTTGACCCAACTTCGGATGACTACTATAGTGAATTGAACAAACGGATTCGTGCAGATTTCCCTAACAAGTTTGATGCACCGAAAGAGAAGCCAAGAGCCAGAGTCGCCTCTGCTGATTCATCTTCTTCCCGTTCGACAAAAAAGGGGCGCAGAACAGTCAAGCTTACCGATTCACAGGTAGCTATCGCTAAGAAACTTGGCGTTCCGCTTGAAGAATACGCAAAGTATGTGAAGGAGTAAGATATGACTGAGTCTAAAAAACGTACCCCTCGTGAGACGCAAACACGCGAAAAAACTGCGCGACGGAAACCTTGGGCCCCGCCCAGTATGCTTGAAGCTCCACCCGCACCTGAAGGTTTTGTACACCGCTGGGTTCGGACCGCCGTTAGAGGCGAGGACGATAAAACCAATCTACACGCAAGATTGCGTGAGGGTTGGGAACCTGTCCGGGCTGATGAGTATCCTGACTTTGAGGCTCCTGTCATTGAGGATGGCAAATACCAAGGTGTGATTGGCAACGGTGGATTACTTCTCTGCCGTATGCCTCTCGAGACGGTTGATGAACGAACTGAGTATTTTCGGGACCAGACCCGCCATCAGATGAAAGCTGTCGATGAAAACCTGATGAAGGAACAACATCCTTCAATGCCTATCACTGCTGATAGGCAATCTCGTGTAACCTTCGGGGGCGAAAAAGAGTAGCTCCCTAGATTGGAGTAAATACAATGGCTAATACCAATGTAGCATTCGGTCTAAAACCTATCGGTATTGTGGGCACTGCTCCCAATAGCACAGGTATGACTGAATATCGTATTGCTTCCAACAACTCGAACGCGATCTTTCAGGGCTCTCCAGTTATTCCGTTGTCTACAGGCTTTATTGACATTGTAGGCGACGCGGCTGGCGGCACTGTAGGTCTTCTTGGAGTTTTTGGTGGCTGTGAGTATGTCTCTTCCACAACTGGCGAAACGGTTTTTTCAAACTTTTATCCCGGTTCTGGAGCAGATACCTCCCAACCTGTCAAAGCATTTGTCTATGACAATCCAATGCAAACTTTTATCATCGCTTCAGATGCAAGTTTGACAGATGAATCAACTGCCCGTGCTGCTACTTTCGCAAATGCGGATTTTGCAGCGGGTGCTTCTGGTTCAACTTCCACTGGCCTGTCTTCAGCGAAGCTTGGAGTTTCTACTATTGCAGCCACTGCTGCTCATCATCTTCGGATTATGGGCATTTTGGATGATGTAGAAAACTCAGACTTCAGTGCAGCGGGTATTCCACTAATCGTTAGACTGAATAACAGCTTCAACTCACCGAATGGTGGTATTGCTGCTGGTACTCCGTCTACTACTGGCGTATAAGGAGTTAGTTAGATATGGCTATTTCTCGCTCTCAATTAGCAAAAGAGCTGGAGCCCGGTCTGAACGCTCTGTTCGGAATGGAATACTCCCGCTACGAAAACCAACACGCGGAAATCTTCGACACCGAGACATCGGATCGTGCGTTCGAAGAAGAAGTGATGCTCTCCGGCTTCGGAGCTGCTCCCACCAAATCTGAAGGTGGCAGCATCTCATTTGACGATGCTCAAGAGGCATATACTTCGCGCTATAACCACGAAACAGTAGCTCTTGGCTTCTCCATCACGGAAGAAGCTGTAGAAGACAATCTCTATGATCGTCTTTCTTCGCGCTACACTCGTGCGCTGGCCCGTGCTATGGCTCACACTAAGCAGGTCAAAGCTGCTTCAATTCTTAACAATGCTTTCAACTCGTCTTTCAAAGGCGGCGACGGCAAAGAGTTGTGTGCAACTGACCACCCTCTAACCAACGGCGGCACGTTTTCTAACGAACCAAGCACTTCCGCTGACTTGAACGAAACTTCCTTGGAAGACGCTCTAATCAGCATTGCAGGGTTCACTGACGAACGTGGTCTTATCATTGCGCTTAAAGGTCAGAAACTGATTATCCCACGCCAGCTTCAGTTTGTTGCTGAACGTTTGATGGTTTCTAACCTCCGCGTCGGTACTGCCGATAACGATACGAATGCTATCCGTAGCATGGGCTTGTTGCCTGAAGGTTATGTGGTCAATGACTACCTGACCGATACGGATGCGTTCTTTATCAAAACCGATGCTCCGAACGGTTTGAAACACTTCGAGCGTCTGGCAATGTCCACTAACATGGAGCCAGATTTTGACACAGGTAACATGCGTTACAAAGCCCGTGAGCGTTACAGCTTCGGCTTCAGTGACCCACGCTCTGTGTTTGGTTCACCGGGTGCGTAAGTAACTTGTGAATACATTTTTGGAGAGGGCGGGACTATTCCCGCCCTTTCTTTTTGTAAAAAACTCAGATAAGATTGAGTATTCCTGACGATCACATGGGGTGATCGACGTAGCCCTGACAGGAGATTAAAATGGGACAAACTACTTTTTCAGGTCCGGTTCGTTCAGAACGCGGATTCACAGCAGTCGGATCAAACGCTGTTGTAAACATTACTATTGAAACCACTCTGACTTATGCAGATCATGTAGGACGCATCATTGAAATCAATGACGCGGACGGTGCGGTTACTCTTCCAACTATTACTGATGCCACTATCGGTGCAAAGTACACATTTTTTGTTGGTACGGATGCAAGTGATTTGGACATCAAAACAGACGGAACAGATAAATTTGTTGGTTCAGTTTCTGTAGCAGGAACCACAACAAAAGCTTTTGCTCCGGGTGCTTCTAATGACGTTATCTCAATGAACGGCAGCACCACTGGTGGCGATGCAGGATCGTATGTTGAGGCTACTGCACTCGCTACGGCTGAGTATCTGGTTCAAGGTGTTTTAGTTGGTTCAGGATCTGTTTCTACTCCTTTCGCTGATTCGTAAGATAGGAGACTGTAATGTCTGGTTCTGATGTAAAAACCACTCGCGTTACAGCAACAGGGGCAGCGTCTATTGGACGTTGTCGCCTGATGCAAGTTCTCGTTACTACTAGTGGCTCTGGAACACCCGAGTTGAAGCTGACAGACGGCTCAGACTCTGGTGAAACAAAGCTACACGTTGATCTTCAAACAGGGGAAACAGATACCATTTCTGTTCCTGCACAGGGGATCTTGTTCGAGACAGATATCAATGTGCATACGGTAGACGATATTACGTCTGTCGTATTCTTTACTGTCTAGAAACTGCTATGGCGAGAACGGCGACAAAAATGCCGAAACGCAATAAGCGTAATTTCCGTTCTACTAAAAGTGGGGCGGGAATGACGAAGAAAGGCGTGGCGGCATATCGTCGGATGAATCCCGGTAGTAAGTTGAAGACTGCTGTAACAGGTAAAGTAAAAAAGGGTAGCGCGGCAGCGAAACGTAGAAAGTCTTTCTGCGCTCGTTCTGCTGGTCAAATGAAGAAGTTTCCCAAAGCCGCGAAGAACCCTAATAGTAGATTGCGTCAAGCAAGAAGACGGTGGAAGTGCTGATGGCTAAAACAGATGAACTCCTTGCCCGACTTGAAAAGCACGAAGCGGAATGCTCTATTAGATATGAAGAGATACAACGCCGTTTAGACGATGGTAAAAAAACCATGGATAAGCTGGATACAAAAATCACAGCTAACTTTAAATATCTGGTGGGTATTATTATAGCAACTGCGTTACTGCCATTTGTTGAGAGGTTGTTTTGATGACGATATCTAGGTCAAGTATTCCTAGACAAATCACTAAACCGCCTCAAAAAAAGAGACGAGCCGTGAAACGTAAACGCAGAGTAAGGAAGGTATAGCATGTCGAAAGATGCTTGTTATCATAAGGTTAAGGCGCGGTACAAAGTATTCCCGAGCGCGTATGCTTCAGGGGCCATTGCAAAATGCAGAAAAGTTGGTGCAAAAAACTGGGGCAACAAGGCACAGAAAAAAGCTAAAGGCGGCTTAGTAACTAAGAAGAAGTTTTCCAACGGTCAAAAGTATAAATATCGTACAACAAAGATTTATTGAGATGCCTAGTGTCAGAAAAACTAAGAAGGGTCTTGCCCTCAAAAGATGGTTCAAAGAGGATTGGAAAGATGTTCGCACCGGGAAGAAATGTGGGCGTCGCAAGGGTGAAAAACGGGGTACTCCATATTGTCGCCCCTCGAAAAGGGTTTCGTCTAAAACCCCCAAAACTACCAAAGAAATGACTGCCGCTGAAAAGCGCAGCAGAGTAAGTCAAAAGAAACGGCTGGGTCAACCAGCGGGCAAGCCTAGAAGAGTACAGTCGTTACGAAGGAGAAAGAAACGATGATGAGACGCATGAAAAGCAAAGGCATGAAGAAGGGCGGAATGATGAAGTCCAAAGGATACCGTAAGGGCGGAATGGTCAAGTCCAAGGGGTATCGTAAGGGCGGAGCAGTGAAGAAGAAACCTGCTATGTCAGTTGCTCAACTTAGAGCAGCAGCCAAGAAAAAAGGTTACAAGCTCGTTAAAGCCTAATGCCGTATCTTCAAAGCAACATCCCACACTTTAAGTGTTGGGTGCGCCGTGAATATACGCACAACCATGAAAACTATCATGGGGAGTTTCTTCACGCTATGGCGGTGGCTGTTACCACGATGCCATGCAGATCTCTTAGTTTTCAGGTTATATTTACAGGCATAAACCCCGAGGGTTCTGAGGAGGACAACGTCTACGGGGGAGCGATGTGGGCCAGAATGCCTATAACAGCTCTTGTTGCAGACGAGCCCTTTGAGGAATGGCCTCAACCTATGGCTACACATGACGCACAGCCATGGGATTGTTCTTCACATAATCACGCTGTTTACGTTTTAGATAGAGCTACGCCATGCCCTTGGTTAGCAAAAATAGATGGCGAAATGTACCCCGCTAAATACTTGTTTACTGTTGATTACACAGAAAACGAAATTGCGGATGATCCAGCACAACACAAACAAAGTCATGTTTTACATCTACTTGACGCTGGTGAGTGGACCGGAAATATAGTGGCATTGCCAAATAATCGTGTTAGAGTAACTCATCCAGCATGGTTCGAGACAGGGCAAGGTGCGCCCGACTTCAAACCGTCTGCACACATACATTATTCAAAAAGTGATTTGGACTACACACTGGATGTGAATCGAGTATTTGATAACATTTATAACGAGGAAGATTGATGGCTACTTCAGGTTCTAGAGATTTTACTCTTGATGTATCGGAGCTTATTGAAGAAGCATACGAACGGTGCGGTATGATCGTTAGAACGGGATACGACGCAAAAACAGCCCGTCGCTCTTTAAATCTTCTTTTTGCAGATTGGGCAAACAGAGGAATTAATCACTGGACTGTGACTGTAGGTAATCAACCACTCACACAAGGAACAGCAGTCTATACTCAAAGTGCTTCTGTTGTCGATGTACTAGAGGTAAACCTATTTCGAAATAACACCGCAATTCAAATGACTCGTCTGTCGAGGGCGGAGTACATGGCTATTCCTGATAAAGCAACACAAGGTAGGCCGTCGTCTTATTACTTCGATAAACAAATTCAACCTCAGTTTGAAGTTTGGCCTGTGCCAGAAAATAGCACAGACATAATTGACTTTACATTTATCAACCGTATTCAGGACGCGGATGCTTCCGTCAATGATGTTGATGCGCCTTTTCGGTTTTTGCCGTGCATGGCTGCTGGGCTGGCGTACTACATAGCAGTTAAGAAAGCACCAGATCGTGTGCAAATGTTGAAGACAATTTATGAAGAAGAGTTCCAACGTGCTTCTGACGAAGATCAGGATCGTGTCCCTGTAACTCTGACTCCGAGTTTACGTTATTTGAGAGTTAATTAATGCCCGGATATGCGTCAGGATCGAAAGCGTATGGTATATCAGACAGATCTGGTAGACGATACCGACTGCGATCTATGCGTAAAGAGTGGAATGGTCTGGTTGTTGGTCCTGATGAATACGAAGAAAAACATCCGCAACTAACGCCGCCTCGACATGTGACAGATCCACAAGCGATACGAAACCCTCGTCCAGATTCTCATGTAGATACATATTTTGGCTTCAAACCAGTGGGCGGTTTGAATCTTGAGGCTACCGGGGCGGTTGGGAAAGTAACGGTGACAACGTCATGAGCTTTACATTTGCAGAACTTAAAACAGCAATTCAGGATTACACAGAAAATTCTGAAACAACTTTTGTAAACAACCTGTCATTGTTCATCAAGAACGCCGAACAGCGCATACACGAGTCCGTACAGCTTGAGTTTTTTCGTAGAAACGTAACTACGAACATGACTATTGGGCAACGTTTTGTCGCCATGCCGGGGGATTACTTAGCATCGTATTCTATGTCGATAACCAATTCTGGATCGAAGGTTTTTTTAGACAGCAAGGACGTAAACTATCTAGAGGATTTTACACCAAACTCTAGCACTACGGGCACTCCTCGATACTATGCTGCATTTAGTTCCTCAGACTTCATCGTCGCTCCAACCCCAGATGCGGCGTATCAAGTAGAACTGCACTATTTTTATCGTCCCGCTAGTTTGACTGCTGGAGCAGATTCTGGCACGACTTGGTTAAGTTCGAACGCACCGTTCGCCATGTTGTATGGGTCATTAATCGAAGCGTACACCTTTATGAAGGGTGAAGCTGATATTCTTCAGAACTACGACCAAAAGTTTATGCAAGCTCTTTCTCGACTAAAAGATTTAGGCGAAGCCAAACAAACAGGTGATGCGTATAGAGAAGGGTTACTAACGAGGCCGAAAACATAATGTTTGAAGTAGGATTAAATTTACCGAAAGAACCGATTGTAAGTGTTGGAACAACACAAAACCGTGGTTGGACAGTGGAAGAAGTAGCAGACAGGTGCTTACAAAGAATTATTGCTGTTTCAGACAACGCACCCCCTGAAATACGAGATCAAGCAGTGGCTTTTAAAGAAGCAATACGTCCGTTGTTAATTTTCTATATGAAAGAAGTGGTTAACAGCGACAGAACAACGGTATATAATATTATCCGTGACGCAGGATATCCTGAAGTAGCGGAGTTTATCAGGAGACTATAATGAGTATTACACAAGCAATGTGTACGTCGTTCAAGGTTGAAATCCTCAAGGGTGTGCATAATTTTACCGCAAGTAGTGGCAACACGTTTAATCTAGCGTTGTACGCAGGTTCCCCAAGCCCAGCTTTGGGTGCTGCTACCACTGGCTATCAGACAGACGGTGAAATTTCTGGTACAGGCTATACTGCAAAAGGCGCGGCTCTTACTTCTGTAACTCCAGTTGCATCAGGCACAACCGCTATTGGTGATTTCAATGATTTGACGTTTTCGTCTTCAACGATTACAGCAAGCGGTGCGTTAATTTTTAACGACACTGTATCAGGTGATCCATCCGTTGCAGTTTTATCTTTTGGTGGTGACAAGACATCTACCAATGGTGATTTTACAATCGTTTTTCCGACAGCGGATGCTAGTAACGCGATTATTCGAATCGCATAGGGGGTCAATGTGGCGATCCCTGTTTTAAAAGATCGTGTAAAAGAAACCACCACTACAACTGGTACAGGCACAATAACACTCGCAGGAGCCGAAACAGGGTTTCAGGCATTTTCTGTTGTAGGTGATGGAAGCACTACATATTACTGCATTACAGATGACATAAATTTTGAAGTCGGCATTGGTGTATACACAGCGTCTGGAACAACACTTACCCGTGCCACAATTTTAGAAAGTTCGAACTCCGGCAACGCCGTAAACTTTGGGGCGGGAACAAAAACTGTTTTCTGCTCCAATGCTGCTGAACGAAATGTAGTCACTGACACTGACGGTAAATTAAACGGTTTTGTACTAGAGGATTTTGACGAAGCGTTTACTGAAAACACTTCTGCTTCTGGTTCGATCACAGTCGCTAACACAGTAAATACCATTAAGTTAAAACTTACAGGCAACACGACACTTGTACTTCCTAACACCACTGATATGGCTTCTGGAACTGTTCGTGCTGTAACAGTTATTGTTGAACAGGATTCATCAGGAAGTCATACTTTCGCTTTAGACGCACCGAGTGGCTTTACTGAAGTTTACAACAACTCAGCTTCTCAGCCAGCGGTCAATACCGCAGCAAACAAGCACACAATTTACACAGCTCTTTTGGTGAAAGGCGATACGAATATTTATATAAGTTTATCGTTCTACGAGGTTTAAGATGGTTAGGTATGATACAATTTATTTGCATGGGAAAGTTGGTTGTGCCGATACCAACGCCATGAAACTACACCTAGCAACTAATAACATTTCTTTTGTAACGCTGGACTATACGGATCCTTCGGATGACTTAGCTGCTATTTCAACGTGGTTTGAGAATGAGCCTGATTTTAGAAATGCCCCTGTTTTAACTTTCGAAAAGCTTTTGTGGGAAGGCGAGGATGACGGCACTCCTGAAAGATATTCAAAAACCATGTTTGCAACTTCTCCCAGCGGATTACCAAGTAACTTCATAGAGCTTGCTGAAAAGGTAAGCTAATGCCTTCTGTCGGGACTGTCACACGATACGATCCACTATATCCGGGATCTTCGGAGACATTTAACTCGTCTGGCACATTTGATTTGCCTCCGGGTATTCACATTGTAAATGTTCAGTGCACTGGATCACCGGGTTTATCTGGTGGGGCGGGCAATGATGGGACCAGTGGAAACGATGGTAATCCCGGCAGTGCTGGTGCTGCTGGTAATGCTGGTACTGCTGGTAACAGCGGTAATCCCGGAAACTCAGGCAATAATGGTGCGAGAGGGAACCGTGGTAATCGTGGTGCTGCTGGAAATGCTGGAGCTTCTGGCAACTCTGGAAACGTCGGACGCGGTGGCGGCGGTGGCGGCGGTGGGCATGGAACTACAATAAGTTCTGACCTAAAATCAAACTTGCCGGGTAATCCGGGTAATCCGGGTAACGCATCCCCCGGACCCGGAGGTGCAGGAGGAAACGGCGGGGTTGCAGGGAACACGATAGTACTCTCTAATTCCGCAAACTCTGGCAGTGCTGGAATTAACGGTAATGCCGGAAACACTGGGGCAGGTGGTAGTGGTGCTGGTAGCGGGGGATCAGGTAATCCGGGTGGTGCTGGAGCCGCTGGTAATCCGGGTAATAATGGAACTGGTGCAAATAATGGGGGAGCAGGAGGCTCCGGGACTAATGGCAACTCAGGATCTGCGGGTTCTGATGGTAATGCGGGCACTCCCGGTAATGACGGCGCAGCCACTACATTTGGTAATCTAGTAAGCGGAGCCGGAGGCACTGGTGGGGCTGGTGGATCTGCGGGCACTGGTGGTACTGGTGGATCTGCGGGTACAGCAAATGACGGTAATCCCGGAAACGCTGGAAATAACGGCGCAAGAGGAAACGGTGGCAATGCTGGTAATGCGGGTAATCCGGGCAATGCAGGTAATCCGGGTAGCAATGGTAATGGTGGTTCCGGGGGTGCTCGCGGTAATTTGGGCGGCGGCGGTAACGCTGGTGGGAACGTAGGTGGTCAAAATGCTAATGGCGCGAATGGAAACATAGGTAGTCCTGACGGTAATCTCAATTTTCAAAAAGGTAATGGTGGTACTGGTGGCAATCCTAATGCGTCCAACGCTGTTGGTGGTAGTGGTGGCCGTGGTGGGCGCGGCAACGCTGGTGGTAGTGGCTCCAGCGGTAATTCTGGAAGTCTTGGAAACTTTGGAAATCACGGCAACAATGGTTCAGGAGCAACTGGCGGAAATGCAGGTAACGCAGGAGCTAATGGCAATGCAGGTAATGCCGGAAACGCAAACAGTGGTGGGTCAGGTAATCCGGGTAATTCTGGAGGAGCAGGATCACCGGGTAATTCTGGGTCTACCACAAACACAAATTTAAGGTTAACAACACCGCAGGAGGCGATAACTGTAACCGTTCCTTCGAACGGGCAAGCAGTTGTCACATGGGGGAGGCAATAAAAAGTGTTTTTCAAAAAACCGGAAGTTCTGTTTCGGACAGACCCGGAACTTTATGGAATTATTCCAGAACCAGTTCCTTCAAGAACACATATACCGGATTGGTACAAAAGACTTGAATCTTATTACAGGGATACAAAAAACGGTGTCCCTTGGCTCGAAAGAACCATAAAAAGATGTCCCCCTGTATTAGATGCAATGGTTACGGGTTGGATTCTTAGAACTGCTGCCGAAATAAAAATTGTTGTAGAGGACAATGGTAGCGGAGTTTCATGGACCACTTCTGCGGAGTATTCTGTTGTTGAACCTCACAGTTCTGAACAAATTAAAGGACATCCTAGTTTACCAAAACCTCCTCTTAAATTTATAAATTACTGGCACATGAAAACGCCACCGGGTTGGTCAACTTTGTTCACGCCGCTTTTGAACAGAGAGCAAGAGTTCTTCACACCCATGTCCGGTATTGTGGAAACAGACAGGCATATAGCTTGTGTCAATTTTCCATCTTTCGTGACAAAAGAAGACGGCTCCTATATAATTCCTCAAGGAACACCAATCGTACAAGCGATACCTTTTAAACGCGGTTTCAGCAAAAAAGCTGAGATTCGGGCATACAAGCCAAAAGAGATTGTTGAACGAAATCGAAACACTAAGAACCACCAAGCGAATCCTAGTCACTATCGAGATACACAGTGGGAGAAGAAATGACTACATACAGAGTTTTGGATTTTGACAACCCTGTGTACACTGCTGTCTTTACATACAAAGAAAAAGAATATGTGGTTCAGGCTCCGGCTGTCATCAATACAGATAATTCGGTTAATTTAGAGCTATCAAAAGCAAGCATATCTAATTATATACTTAACAAAAAAGCTGAAGTGGACGCTGTTCCGCCGTCTAATGGTGCGGATCTAATCGGCGGCACTTTCACAGCAAACGAAGAGCTCGTGGATATAGCAGAAAACCCTGAAGAAGCAGAGGGGCTGTAATGCCTTGGAAGGGAGAAAACAATTTTGAGTTTGATACATCCCAGAATATTGAACACGAGTTTTTAATATCGGGCATAACGTCTGCACCAAAAGAAATGTATTGGCTGCGTAAAAAAGACGAACTGCCCTTACTGCCGCACAACGCGGGAACTCCTCATCCAACTAACCCACATATGATGACATCTTACGGAGCTCACATACTGACATCAGGCAGTATTGAGATGAATTGGTCATGGACAGAAGAAGACAATATATCGCTAGAACATGCTAGAAACTTCTCTCATTACATAGATAGCCAGTTTCCAGAAGCTGAAAACACCATTGAAATGAACATCAGCGCAAACGGATATATCAAACAATTTGCTAAAGTAAATGGCTCTGTAACTGATTTTGCCCCTATAAGACCTGAGTATACGTTGAACACAGATGCCTCGATAACTTTACATAAAGGCTCTTCTTATATGTGTGTTTTAAGAACAGCTCCAGAAACAAATAAATGGCATTCAACCTATATAGACGCACAACCCGAAAGCACCGTTACCTTACAACCCGTAGGTTCAAAAACTTATTTTGTGTTCGGATCCGTGGTGCAAAATGAAAGCAAAACTCTAGAACGTTTCAAGGGATATAAGTGCACAAAACCCACAGTGATATCATGCCCAGAGTTTACAAAAATAGTTCGCGTACACCAAGAGTAGAGCTTTTCAAAGCTGTTGTTTCGTTTGTTAAGTTTCGTATTTCTGCTCGACGCAAGAATGAAGCAGGACGGGTAAAACATGCGCTTGCTTTATTAGAACACTTGAACGGAGATTATCCTGTTCGAAATTTTATGCGTTTGAAAGCGGCAAATTTTTCTAACTTTGCTTTGCACAAAAACCACTCATTGCCTGTCCTGTTAGCAAACACTAAGAAACTTAAATCGTTACCCAAAAACAGCTTGGGCAGACTTTATTATGATTTAAACGAGGGCAAAGAAGATTATTTTAAAACACTGTCTTCTAACATGCCGACAGATAAATACACCGATGAATACGCTTTGTTTCTGCGTCGTAACTTAGACGTTCACGACATGGTGCATGTGGTTATGGGATTCGATAGAGACTTGTTCAGCGAAGCTAATGTGATTGCTGCTTTGTCATGTGGCGGATCTTCTCCATATTGGAAATGGTGCTTTATATACCCGGGACTTTTGACTCGTTTTTTTGACGGTGTTTTTGGTGGTCGGTGGAAATTTTTTGTTTTGGCTTGCAAAATATTACTTCGAGAAACACCTAGCCGTTGTGCGTCCGTGAACAACTGGGACTTGATTCATTGGGAAAAATTACTGGACAAGAACATCGACGACATACGAGCAGAACTCTCTATATCCTCCCCTGTACTGTATAAGCCTAGATATATTTTGTTTTCAGAGGAAAGATAAATGAACTTTGATCCGCTTTGTTGGATCTGGAGGGAGGAACTTCCAGAAACTATTTGTGATGAACTTGTTAAACTTTGCGAACAGAAAGACTTAGAAGCTGCCACGGTAGAGGGCGGCGACGTGATGCCATCCGTCCGCGTAACCGACGTTTCGTTTGTAGACCCGAGCATAAATAAACTTTGGTTCGAGGCGTTGTGTCGTACATATATCGAAGCGGGAAATGTGTGGAATATTCAAATAAGTGAGGTGCGGTGTCCTCAATATACTGTCTATGAAAAAGACAGTTTTTATGGATATCACGCTGATACGGACAAACTTTCAGAACAAGGAACACAACGAAAACTTTCGATGTCCATACAGCTATCTCATCCATGGGAATATGAGGGAGGAGAACTACAATTTGCTGTTCCTTCAGGTAAACTCCAACATGACAAAGATATTAGTTTTGAGGATTTTTTACCAAAAGGCTCAATTGTAGTATTTCCATCTACCACATTACATCAAGTCACGCCTATTACTCGAGGCACAAGAAAATCATTGGTCGTATGGTGTGCGGGTCCAACGTGGTCATAATTGAAAATGTGTGGTAAAAACGGCTATGGCTTATGGTAATCGTGCATATTCGGAAGCTACTTACTCAGGATTAGGGATTAGCCCCAATGTTACTGTCTCGGTGACAGGGGTTAGTGCAACTGGCGATATCAGAAATGTCGCCGTTGCCGGAGAATCAGAACATCCTGTTACTAGCGAACCTATTGCAATCACTCTCGGCACGGTGACTGTTCAAGCAAGTGCTCCGGTAAATGTTACGTCTCCACAATTGTCTTCCGCAATTAACAGTGTTACTGTTTCAGAAGGAACCGGAGTAACCGTTAATTTAACAGGAGTTACAGGTTCCACAGCACTGGGAACAGCCCAAGCTGCCATATTTATAAGCGTTACGTTAACGGGTGTTTCAGCATCTGGAGCAATTGGACTGATAACCATACCGATCTCGGTAACAGGAGTCTCAGCAACAAGTGCTGTTGGAACTGTGCTTATTTGGGGGGATATAGACACAGGAGTTGACGTAACATATACGGATATTAACACGGGAACCTCGAACACATGGACTGATGTGAGTGGTTCCTCTAACACTTGGACGGACGTAATCTAATGCCTTCTTCATACAGCAATTTAGGTATCGAAAAAATCGATACAGGAGAACAATCCGGTGTTTGGGGTAATACCACCAATACAAACTTTGATATTTTAGACGACTCTATAGCCGGGGTATTTAGTCAAGTTCTTACCGGAGACGTAACATTATCCGTATCAGATGGATCAACTTCTGGTGCGGGTCACTTCATCCTTAAATTTACTTCTTCGCTGTCCGCGTCTAGTTCTGTCACGGTCACGATTGGAACAGACTCCACTATAAAACCTTACGTTATTCAAAATGCTTGTGACCACGAAGTAGTAATTAACCAAGGCAGTACAAGTGGATCTGGAACAAAAGTCACTGTCCCGGCAGGGCAGTTTAGATTTATTTACTGTGACGGAGGCGGAACCAACGCCAACGTCGTAGACATGATTATTTCATCTGTCTCTGGCTTCGAGTGGCAACCAATCATTACTTCTGCCACAACCATGGTTGCTGGCAGAGGGTATTTTGTTAATACTGCTGGGAGCGCAATAACAATGACTCTGCCGACAACTGCTGCATTGGGTGCTGCTCTTCGTATTGTCGATCTGGGTTCTGCAAATACAAACGCTGTGACGGTTGCTCGGAACGGTCACAAGATAATGGGAGCCAGCGAAGACTTGGTTGTGAACACTCCTAATGCAGCGTTTGGTTTGATATATGTAGATACAACCTTTGGCTGGCGTTTATTGGAGGTGTAGTAGATGGCAAACTACTTCTCTCACAAATCTGCTGCGGCACAAGCAAGTGGTGGGTTTTATGATGTCGGAACAATTATACCTTGGACAAAATCAAGTGTCTTAGATGGCTTTTTACTTTGTGACGGCTCAACCAAGTTGCGTTCAGCCTATCCTGAACTATTCGCTGTTATAGGAGTAACGTATGGTTCTACAGAGAGTCACAACTTTAAACTGCCCAATCTGATTGGACGAACCGTATTTGGAGAAGGCACATCCAACGACGGCACAACAACTAAAACATTTAACTTCGGAGAGTCTTCAGGAGCTACTAATGTTAGTTCAAGTGTAAGTTTTCCATCAGCTAACGTCTCTCTTGCTGGCTCAAATCTATCTATAACTATGGCTAACGCAAACGTTGATGTGGGAGCTCACAACCATAACTGGTCACAAAACGCGGTTTCCGGCGGTATTTACACAGGGACTGATATTTCGTCTGGTCCTCAACGCGGTAAAGCTTTTGGTATCGGTGGGTTAAGCAATCAGATATCTAATGACGGACCTAACAATTCTGTCAGGGCTTTTGCTGACGGCATTGAAAGTGCTTCGACTTCTCAAAATTTAAACTCTACTTCTCAGAACACGAACAATCCCTCGCAGAATATCGGTTTTCTTCAGGTAACTGGTTCTGTAGCTTCTGGCGGTAGCGGCAATGGGTCCCACAAGCACAATACAAATGTCACAGGAAACGTGTCGTTTAATCAGACAAACTTAAACGCGACAACCAGTGCTACAAGCACACTTAGCCCTTATGGTGTGTGTCGTTATCTTATAAAAGCCCAACAGCTATGAAGTGTTACGTTAACTCACAGAGCAGGTTATTAGGTAACGACGAAAAGTCCTATTGGATGACGGAAGAGCTTTTCCCCTCGTACATGGATAAAAATCTTATGTCTCGTTATGACACTTGTTTTGAAACATTCAGCAAAAACTTGCACACAATATCCTATGACGACACCACCGAAGTTGGTGACGAAATAAATTTAGATGGCACAAACTTTACAGGTAACGCTGACGAAAATCCTAGTTACGAAAAATTTGTCGCTATTCTAAAAGAAATGATTGAGTGGGAGGACGAGCACAATGGCTAGTTATAACTCATACAAAGCAGCCTATGCCCCGTCTGTTCCCACAGGTCTGATAATTCCGTGGTCCCACAACTCAATACCAAATGGTTTTTTGGTTTGCGGCGGACAAGCTGTGAGCCGCACAACTTATGCAGATTTGTTTGCTCTTATAGGAACATCTTATGGGGTAGGTAATGGATCTAGCACATTTAATGTGCCTAGTTTAGATGGTCGTCAGTTGTTGTTTGATGGAACAGGATCAGACGGGTCAGCTACTAATACTGTTGGTGGCACAGCGGGTAACTCGACTTTAGATCTCAGCAACTTCGTTGGTAAGTCAGGAAACATTAGCCTATCAGGAGGCGTTAATTTTAGTGGTTCAGTGCAAGGCCACCCCCTAGCAACTAACGAGCTTCCCTCGCATGAACACAAGATGTTTGCCGATGTAGTAGCAACTTCTCAATCAGGTACACAAACATACCTTACCGCAAACCAGCAAGCCGCAAAAGGAAGCGGAGTCGGACAAAGTCCAACGGATTTTAAATACTCAATACTTGGAACCAGCACGGCTGCTACTTTAGGTGACACCAGTTCTGTTGGTAACGGAGCAGCGCATAATCACAACGACAATTTTGCCGTAGATGATAGTAGTCTAGCCGTAGTTAACAGCAATTTTAATGTTGTAGGGAACACGGTTGGCAGTAGCGATAAGCTATATCAATCAACAAAACTCAGAGCACTTATAAAATTTTAATGTTATGGAACAGACGATAGAAGAATTTCACGGAACAAAAAACATCACACTAGGTGGTGGTTCTAGTGACATTGAAGCGGGCATAGAGTTTATCTACCATATGAGAGAGCATCTCTTGGATATTGGTATAGCCACAATCTATGGATTAGCAGTTTATGCAGCGGTTTTGTGGATAACAAAAAAGATAAACGGGTAGGTTAAATGGCGTTACAAAAGTTACAGTTCAGACCCGGCATCAATCGAGAAACCACTCGTTACATGAACGAGGGAGGCTGGTATGACGGCAACTATATTCGTTTTCGTTTCGGTGTGCCGGAGAAGATTGGTGGTTGGCAGAAGTTTTCTTCGTCTTCTTATCTGGGGATTGCACGAAAACTCCATAACTGGATTGCGTTAGATCAATCAAACTACCTAGCTGTCGGAACTCACCTCAAGCTGTACATCGAAGAAGGCACACAGTTTTTTGACATCACCCCGATCCGCAGAACTCAATCATTAAGTTCAGGAGCTCTTGCTTCAACCAGCGGAAGCACAACCATAACTGTAACGGATGCCAGCCATGGGGCTGTAACAAATGATTTTGTTACATTTACAGGCGCAACCTCCTTCGCTGGAATACCCGACACTGATTTGAACAAAGAACATCAGATCACTGTTGTTGATGGCGGTTCGTATACAATTACTGTAGCGACCACTGCAAACGCCACCACAACAGGCGGTGGTACACCGTCAGCAGCATATCAAATCAACACGGGTCTAGATACGATTGTGTCGGGAACTGGTTGGGGTGCTGGTTTGTGGGGCGGCACGACTTCTGCGGATCCGGCAACAACATTGAACGGTGCTCTTAGTGCCGATACTAATGGTAATGGTGGATCTTCAGATAGTATAACTCTTACAGATGCCAGTGCTTTTCCATCTTCCGGATCAATTGTTGTTGATGGCAAAGAAGTCATTACATACCAAGGCAAAACCAGTAATACTCTAACGACTATTGGTCGTGGCGCAGACGGCAGTACACCTACGGCTGGCACAGGTATTCAACATGACAGTGGTGTGGCTGTTCGTGGCGCAGCAGCAATCACTGGGTGGGGTGATGCGTCAGCTATTTCTACGACATCGGGCACTGAAGCTCGGATCTGGTCACTAGATAATTTCGGTGAAGATTTGCTTGCCTGTCCAAGAGACGGTGCGATTTTTTACTGGGACAAAAGCGTAGATACCACCGCAGGTAGAGCAGGGCCTTTAACAGGCGAAGGCGGAGCAGACCAAGTCCCGTTGATGGCTAGACAAATTATGGTGTCGGACAGGAGCCGACATTGTATTGCTTTTGCTACTAATGCACAGGGTCTGACAGAACAAGACCCACTCTTGATTCGTTTTTCTAAAGCAGAAAGTGTTGTTGATTGGAACATTACTACGACGGGAACTGATGCGGGCGACTTGATTATCGGCTCTGGTTCTAAGTTTGTGTCTGCTATAGAAACCAAACGTGAGATTCTGGTCTGGACAGATGTGAGCTTGCACTCCATGCAATTTATTGGTGCGCCGAATACATTTGGTCTGATTCAAATTGCTTCAGGCATCAGTATCATCGGACCTAATTCTGTGGTTGCTGTGAACGATACAGTGTTTTGGATGGGTGAGAATCAGTTCTATACATACGATGGTAGAACACAGCAGATACCCTGCACCGTTCGAAATTACGTTTTTGATGATCTTAACAACGATCAACGAGAACTAATTACTGCGGGTTTAAACTCACAGTTCTCAGAAATATTTTGGTTCTATCCGTCTAAAAACTCTTTAGAAGTCGATAAGTATGTCATCTTCAACTATCAAGAACAGGCTTGGTATTACGGGGTGTTGGGTAGAACAGCATGGTTGGACGCTGAAGTTCGAGCGTTCCCAATCGCTGCGGGCACAGACAGTTTCTTGTATAATCATGAGTTAGGCAACGATGATGGGTCAACTGATCCAGCCACAGCGTTGACAGCATATATTGAAAGCAGTCCCCTGAGTTTAGAGACAGGAGAACAATTTCAGTTAATTCGTCGAATTATCCCTGACATCACCTTCGACGGATCAAGCAGCCCGACACCCACTGTAAAATTTACTTTGGGGGGTTACGACAAACCGGGACAATCTAACTTGGAGAATATAGACGGCACTGTAATCAAGGAAGCGTCTGATACTGTTGAAAAATACACTTCTGAATTGTTTTTAAGGCTTCGCGGAAGAGCTTTTTCTGTTAAAGTGGAAAACACTGGAACAGGTGCACAATGGAGACTAGGTATACCAAGAGTTGAAGTAAGACCGGATGGGAAGAGATAATGCCACAAAGAGAATTAGTTCCGCCTATTTTGTCCACTGCTCCCGAGGTCTACAGTGCAGCGTATGTTTCAGACTTGGCGAGGGCGTTGACGCTTCTCATAGACCAAGTCAACACAGAGGGACAGCTTCGTGCGTCCACTGCCGTATTAACAGCTTTGCCAACTAGCGCAACAGGACTTGAAGTCGGTACTGTTTATAGAGACGGTACAACTCTAAAGGTAGTGACATGATGCAGCAGCAATCTCTTACCCCTCAAGGCGGGGTAGCTTCTCTAGGAAACCGACAGGACATGGCGGACAAGCTGGCTAACATGGGCCAGTTTGACGACGATCAAATTGCTCACGTTGCAGAGGGCGAGGTCATTGTCCCTGCCCCAATTATGAAATACTACCCAGAGGTTCGGGAACAGGTTTTTGATGTAATCCGTCGGGAGGGACTAGACCCACAGGAGTTTGTGGTCGGTGGAGATCTCGTTGCCCGTAATCCGCAAACGGGTATGCAAGAGTTTGGTTTTTTATCCAAGCTTTTTAAGAAGGTTAAAAAAGTATTTAAGAAACTTGCTCCGGTCATTCTGCCAATCGTGCTGCCGGGTATCGGCACAGCGTTGGCTGGCATGGGTGGTGTTGCGGGTGGTATCGGTGGATTCATCGGCAGTTTAGGTGCAGCGGGGACAGCGGCTCTTGGTTCTGGTCTTGGTGGTCTTATACAAGGTAGAAGCTTCAAAGACTCTCTGAAGATGGGTGCTTTATCAGGTCTGACTGTTGGTTTGTTTAAGGGTGCGGGTAACGTTGCCAAAGGCAAACCCTTTATGGCAGATCAATTTGGCGCGGGCACAACTCCCGGATTCCAAGCACCCGGTTCAGGCCCAGTAACCGCAGCACAGTCAGGAGTCGCTGCCACCGATCCGTTTGTTACAGTTGGTAAAGATGGCTTGATAAACATTCAGCCAGTTACAGGAGATGTTGCAACTGGTTCACGATTGATAGGAGATGGAATCGTTGGTTCACCGCAAACCACTCTTACATATAGATCTCCCGGTTACGATCCCACAACATTTGCTAAAACTGTTGCAGACAAACAGGGTGCATTCAGCTACCTGAAACCAAGTAACATTGCGAAGAACTTAGGCATTGGTGGCGGACCCTCAACCCCAACCCCTATTAATGCAGCTAATGTTGCGGGGGAGACAAGTTTCCTTTCGAAAGTGCCTGATGCTCTCGTACCAAAAAACCCAACAGATCTTGTTAACCTTGCTGGGCTTACGATGGTAGGTGCGGGTTTGTTAGGTGGTGGAGAAGAGGGTGGTGGTCAAAACTTGGTAGACTACGAGCCGTATGAACCAGAAGGCGGGGTCTTTACTGGATTGGGTTACGATCCTGAAACAGGACGATTTGGGCGAGTTCAAGTAAGAACACCCCAAGAACGATTGCAGCAAAGACGTATGTTCGCAGCAGCAGGTGGTGCAATCTCGGGTCCCGGAACTGGGACCTCTGACAGTATCCCGGCTATGCTTTCTGACGGTGAGTTTGTAATGACGGCAAAAGCTGTTCGAGGCATGGGCGATGGTAGTCGTAAAAAAGGTGCTGCCGAAATGTACAAAATGATGAATAAGCTTGAGAGAATGGCATAATGGCAAAGATGGATGTTACCAAAACGATTCAAACGGTAGAACTTCCTGAGTACCAGCAGGATTTTCAAAGAAAGTTACTAGACTCTACCGAAGCTTATATGAATGCGCCAATCGAAGTTCTCGAGGAGCGTGACTATATTGCTGAACGTCCCGAACTTCTTACACAGGCAGATGAGTTAGCCCAAGCTGGTATCGGCGCATATCAGCCATATTTAGATCAGGCAGATGAGTACACGGCATTAGCGGCAGACTACGCTAAACAGCAAGCAGATATGGCAAAGCAAGCCGGAGGACGGTTTGATCCTTCCGGTATCAGCCAGTTTATGAATCCGTATGAAGCTTTGGTTCTTGATCCTGCGCTTGAAAGAATACGCGAACAACAGTTGATGAGCGAACAGCAACTTCGTGCTCAAGCCGCGCAGCAAGGAGCTTTCGGTGGTTCTCGTGCTGCATTGCAGCAGCAAATGGCAGCTCGTGATTACGAGCGTGACCGGATGGAAATGATCGGGAAAATGAAGTATGACGGTTTCACAACGGCTTCTGATATGGCTATGAAAGCGTTTCAGGACGAGAAAGATCGTCAGCTTGGCATTGCAAGTTTACTTGGTCAAACAGGTACGCAAATGGGTCAAGCAGGTGTTATGTCGGCGGATATGGCAGAACGAGCACAAACACTGGGTCTTCAAGATGTATCCACGTTGCGACAACTTGGTATGGATCAAATGAATTACGATCAGTCTCTTTTGGATGCTGACAGAACTACAGCACTAGCTAGACTAAATGCACCTGTTCAGAAACTTGCGTTTGGTGCTGATGTGTTTGCTGGTCAACCAACAACTCCAACTACGATGACAACGCAGATGACACCATCAACCGGAGCAGACAAAAGCTCACAATTCCTCGGAACCGGAATCGCGCTCATTGGTGCTGGTCGTACCTACGGTAATCCATTTTCATACGCAGGGGGAGGCGGATAATGAAAGGCGCGAACCGCAAGCTGTTTCGTAAACCCGGACTTGCTAGGCAAGCTATCGGAATCTTGGCTTCGTCTAATGAGTTGGCGGATCAAGTACAGTCCGTGGCCCCAAACATAATGCCTCGTCAGCCTGTTCAAAAATTTAATACTGGTGGCTTGGCTTCGCTGTTAGGCATAACACCTGCTGGCTATGAAATGGTTGATGACAAACTAACTGCCAGACCCGGGTTCTCAGGGATGTACGAGCGTATGTCTGGAATCTCGGATCCTGCCCGAGCTCGTGAACAATCAGGTATTGATTTGATGAAACTTGGTGCTCGTATTGCTGCTGGTCAAAGCGGTTCTACTACAACGAACGTCGCACAAGCTCTGACGACCACGCTTGATGAGGTGGGCAAAAATAGACAAACAGAATTTGCAATGACTCTTAAAGAAGCTGAAATGGCTCGTGCACTAGAAGATGCTAAAGCAACTAAGGATTACAGAGCAGCTACTCTTCGTTTGTCAGGAATGCCCAGCGCATTAAAAGAAGCGGTTACGGGGACAGGAGGAGCGATTACTTCTCAAGGTCAGATTATGGGTTCTGACGGAACAATATACCCTACTCCCGAGGCGTATCAAGCTTCTCTCGGACCCGAACAGAAAGCCAGATACGACACATTTTTCGTTCAAGGAACAGATACTGAAACAAGAGAACTCGCCAGATTGAAGGATCCCGCTACACCTTACTTACAAAAATATGAAGTGATTTTAAATCGAGCTGGTTCTGCTGATCCGGATCAGTATGAAACAGCCGTGATAGGAGGGCTAAGAGCCTATGCAGGTGCAAAACGAGTCACTAAAAGCGGCGTTGATAGGATACTAGCAGAAGCAGGGAAACAGCTAAAGGGTGCAAATCTAGATAGAATTACGGATGCTGATGGTGCTTTCATTGTTAATGATCCCAATACTAATACAACTTACTTCCATGATCCTGTATCAGGCACACTTTTGTTCGAAGTACAGAATCCGGAACCTGCTTCGGTAGAAAAAGCCCCGAGCATCGATGATCCTAAAGATGATTCCAAAGACCCGCCCGCAACCGATCCTAGATACGGCGGGCCTGAAGACCCGGACGCACTTAATCCTAATTTATCAGAATTATCTAGTGCACCAGAGTTAGCTGAAATCGCTGCGGATCTTCAGCTAACTAATGCGGAACAAGCTAGAATACAAGAGGATCCCTCTTTAAGACGAGCAACACAGGCTCTTAAAAAAGCTGAAGAGAACTTACAAGCTACGTTAGACGGGACAAGAAAGTTGGATGTTGCTGCAATTGAAAAAAATATAGAGAGACATAAGAGAACAATTGAAAAAAGGCTTCGTGAACTATACGCAAAAGTTCCAAATCAAAGACGAACTCGTATATCTCGAAATAGACGCCCCCCCAACAAATCTGTTGATAGCATACTGACAGCTCAAGAAGATACTACAACGGGAGGCTAGAATGACCCCCGAAGAGTATGAAGAATTTCTTCAAGAACTAGAACAACAAGCGCAACGCGAACTGTTTGAAGTTCAAGAAACTGTTCCTCGTCGCCGCGAAGAAGGCGTAATCGAAACACCTCGGCGCAGAGAATATGATCCTGTAAAAGCCACAACAGATGACGTTAGTGTTTTGGGTGATGCGTTCAAAGGACTTGTATCTGGAGTTGTGATAGGGGTTCCTGAAGGACTCGCTACATTAGGTGTTGGCCTATACGACTACCTCGCAGATGACGATGCGTTGGAGTATGTAGATTATTTTGCTGAACTAGCTCGTGATCGTCTGGGTGTAAACCCGGAAACACAAGTTGGCGAAATGGCAGAACTTCTTGGCATATTTGCTACAAGTGCAATCCCCGTAATTGGCTGGATGAATACTGCTTCGAAAGCGGCTCGTGGCGCACAGGCTCTGGGCACAGCAGGGACGGCGTTTGGTAGATCAGCACAAGCGTTTGGTAACACCCGAGCAGGAAAAGCGTTGCTCGCTGGAGAAGGATCTGGTCCCGTCACACGCCGCCTGTATGATCTTAAACGTGGTCTTACGACTACAGGAGCGACAGCCACAGCAGATTTTATGATTGCACCAGATGGCGTGTCTACCATGGCGGATCATTTTGATGCACTCCCCGAATCATTAAGAACAGAAGAAGACATGGGGTTCACAGGACGGGAAGAAGTTGCTCGCCGTATGCGAAACAAATTGCGTATCGCAGGTGAAAGTTTGGGCATCGGGATTGGAGTAGATTTAGCACTACCTGTTATTGGAGCCACAGTTGGTGGAGTAGGCATGGCAGTCGGTGCTGCAAGTCCAGCTATTGCACCAGTTACAGGTGTAATCGGCAAAGGTTTTGACATTCTTGCTGAACAGGCGGACAAAGTTCCGGTTGTAAACCCGACCAACTTTAGAAAATATTTTACAACTGCTGGTTTGTTGGAAAAAGAATTAAGTGAGCAGATTTTAGACACCGGATCTCAGGTTAGTGGTGTCACAAAAATTGCAGCAAAACAATTATCAAATTACGACAAAGAACTTCGTGGCACTATCAGCCGTCTACCTTTATACGGGAAAGGAAAAGAAGCATACCAAGCAGGGTACGATGATTTAATTAAGTATCTTGATGGAGATCTAGATGCTTTGAGTGCGTATAAACCAGAGGTTCAAAAAGCCGCAGAAAGACTTGGAACAGCACGAAACTCTCTTTCAGCAACAATCTATGACCAGCTTTCAACGGCTTACAAAAACGGTCTTATTCAACCCGAGATCCGCGACGGTCAAGAAATCCGCAGCGCAAAACAAATATACGACGGTCTTCGTAAAGCTTTTGAGCAAAGAGAAAAAGGATATCTGCGTCGAATGTATACAGGCGGGATTGATCGTAAAAATCTTAAAAACATACAACAGACAGATAAATTTAAAACGGCTGTTGACGAAGTCGAAGAAGCCATGAAGGGCATGAGGGATCCTGAATTTCAAAAACTTGATCGTGAAGGCAAGCTGAGAACTTACGCTGAACAATATGTACTCGACAACATAGTCAAAGACCGTGTTGGCATTACGGCTCGACCACGACTTGATGATTTAAGCGCAGACGCTTCCGAAAGTATTTCAAAGCAAGCAGAAAAATCAACAAACGAAATGAGAGGAGGTCAACGTATTTTTGGTGAAGCTGTGCCGTTGTTCAAAGTATCAGAAGACTTGTTGAAAAGCCGTAGTGCGATCATAGAAGCATCACCGATGCTTCGTGAGTTGATGGGTGAAGTAAAAACTGGAAGAGACGGAGCCGTATCTAGATATATGCAAACAATGACAGATATGGCTGGAATCGCTGGGTCTAACAAACTTTACAATGATCTTTTAGAAAACCCCAACATTACAGGAACCTTGTCTGACATTGGCGAAGGAAGACTGCCGTTGATATTAAAAAACGAGGACATGGCAGAAATAAAAACAGGAGCACCCGATACGTTTAAAACTATAGACCCTGCCTATGTAGAAGTTCCTACCACACAAAACACAGTATTCGGTGGTCAGTTCGGAAGTCTTGCTGGTCATCATGTTCGTAAAGAATTATTCGATGCACTAACAACTCGTCCGATTGCTCGAACAGCTTTGGGTGAAATGTGGGCTTTAGGTATTCAGGCAAAGGGTGCTTCTCAAATAGCCAAAACAGTATTCAGCACCATGGCACAAGTAAGAAATTATGCGTCCGGTGTTTTCTTTGCCACCGCTAATGGGCACATGCCTCGAGCAGGAGATATCTTCGATTCGATTTCGGTTGCTTCAGGCAAAATGGCAAACATGAGAGAAAAAGATTTTGAAGATTTTTTTGATTTGGCTATGCGAAACGGTTTGTTGGAAGACAGTGTGCTTCTAAGAGAAATGCAAGACACACTTCGTGGCACGTTGAGAGAAGCAGAAAGAAACGGAAAGCGTGTCATTAGCTACGGTGAAAAAATGACCGAAGCTGCCAAAAAAATACCGGGTGCAGAAGCAACAGCCAAAACACTGGGCGCACCTATCCGTGGGCTACAAACCAGCTATGCTTTTGCAGACAATCTGTGGAAGATGAACTCTTTCATTTCAGAACGTGGACGATATGCTGCCGCACTTCGGAACTCGGTTCTTGATGAAACAGGGCAAGCAACAATTAAAGCTTCTGATTGGGATGCAATTGCTCCAGATCTGATTGCACAAGGAGTTGCCAAGCGTCAAACAAATGCACAGGGCGATAAGTTCTTTGATGTGTGGACAGCAGACATCGTTAAAGATGTGATGCCTGTTTACAGTCGCATACCAGCGATTGCGAAAATGGCAGCTAGGTTCCCGTTAGCTGGTAACTTTGTTGGATTTAGCGCAGAGATCATCCGTAACAGTTTCAATATTGTCCGTCAGGGTTCAGCAGAAATATCTTTTCGAGCCACAGATAACATGATTGAAAAAATGGGAGAGCAAGCAGCAAAACGTCTTGAACGTGAAATCAATGCGATTGGTGCAAAACGTCTAGCGGGTTATGTCACAACGGCTGCTGGAGTCAGCCCCGCAATTGCTGCTGGTGCTTCTGCCGCACTGGGACTTACCGGAGAAGAAAGAGAAGCACTGGATGTTCTCAAGCCATACTTCTACGAAGGTCAGGTTATGGTTCCGTTGACAAAACCAGACGACGGCAAAATGCAATACATGCCAATTAGTTACTACGCACCTTATGACTCTGCCGTCGCTCCTGCTAAAGCAGCTTTGGAAGCATATTCTAAAGGAGAAAGACTCGGCAAAAATGAACTACAAAAATTAGCTGATGCAGGTTTCACTTTCATGGGCAAGTTGGCTCAACCATTTGTCGAGGAAGCTTTGCTGTCTGAACGTATTGCTGACGTTGTAAGTGTAGCAGGTTTCGGGCGTGGTGGTATTCGCCGCACAGGAGCAAAAATATATGAGCCGTCAGATAACCCGGGTGAGAAGTTTGTAAAAAGTATGCAACACATTTTGGGCGCGATGAATCCATCAATTGTAGATAATTTTGTAACGATTAAACCGGGTCAGGGTCTAGTACCCGGCAGGATAACAAGAGCTGCTGATGACATTCCCGGTGGTTACGGGCAAGACTTTAACATTTACGAAGAGGTTATGGCTAACACACTTGGTGCTCGAAGCTTGGAACTTGATGCTAAAACACAGATCGAGTTTGGTTCTTCCGCATACGCTAAGTTTAGAAACAGTGGTCCTGCTTCAGAAATTCGTAGAGCGTTTGGTAGAAATGATGCAACGTTTGACAGCATTATGTCTGCGTATACTGACGCAAACCAAGATCTATTTCGGTTGCAGCAAGAAATGTTTATAGATTTCGAAGCAGCTAAAGCGTTGGGTTTAAGTAATACACAAATACGGAAGAAAGCAAAGGGTCGAGGTATTGGTGCAAAAGATGTGAGTCAAATTCTCAAAGGGGAGTTTCAACCATTAACTATCGGCAACAATATTGTACAAGAAGCAAGAAAATCAGAACGCGAAGGAGAGGGCCGTTTGATCCCAGCACGAGATTTAAAAAGATTAAGATCTGAATTAAACCGTTTTGGACGAAGTAAATTAAAAGGACTTAGTCTCGAACAACCGTTCCCAGCAGTGCGTGAAAGAGAACCTAGAGAACCCGTTAGTAGCATCCCAACACCGCCGACAACTGCGGCTGTCAGGCCGCCTGTAGCACCGATTACCCCGGTAGTTACGCCTTCTGTGCAAGGACAGTCAGCAATTAATCCGGGTCTTTTAGGAGATAATCCTGTAGAGATACAACGTAATTTAGAATTAGCGCAAAGGACACGCAGTGGTTGAGGTAGCAGTAATTTTATGCAGTCTTTCTATGCAAGGCGTAACACACGCTTATATGGACGGGAGATCCAGCGTCTTGGTGCGAAGATGTACATACAAATGCGAAGACAAAAGCTTCAAACGTCATCAGATTTACTACGAAGATAGATGCCCGCGCAGGATACGAAAGAATACAAAGAGTTTATATTATGGCTAATTTTGATTGGAACCAGTTTCCTAATTTTTCTGCATCAGAATTTCGTTGTCAGCACACTGGAACTGACGGCATGGACGAAGACTTCGTTAAATGTCTTCAACAACTTCGCACCATGTATGGTAAAGGCATGGTGATTAGCAGCGGGTACAGAAGTGCAGAACATCCCATCGAAGCTCGCAAACCAAATGGGCCCGGAGCTCACGAGTCGGGCAAAGCTGCTGACATAGCAATATACGGAGCAGATGCGTTAGAACTATTGACGCTGGCTGTACAAAGCGGACTGTTTACAGGAATCGGTGTTGCCCAGAAGGGGAGTCTTGGGTCCCGGTTTTTACATCTAGACACATTGGAAGGCGGTAATCGACCAACTATTTGGTCTTATTAATTTTATCTAGATGCTTCGAGTTGCTCTGCGCGGAGCTGCGGCGGGGTGCATCCTCCTCCTCGGCACTCCGTCGCTTCTTTACATCGATGAGTAGTTCATCGGTTCCCCATTTTTCTTTTATTGCTTCACGCAAAAAATCAGCTCTGCCTTTTATCCACGCAACTTTATCTATCATACTCAGCCCTCGCAGAAGAAACATTTGGCTCATCAAATCCGTTGATAACAAACGAATGTCTGTCGCCTTCCCAAACTCGTGACACACGATGAGTCACACCAGTATCTAGCAACACACACCTGTTGAAACGAGGAGCGATACGTTCGACCTCAGTTCTTGTTTCATCGGCTGTCTCTATCTCTAAAAAGCCGCCCCATAACGAATGGCTGTTCGGGTATAAAATACAACTCCAGTTTGCGAGCAGCTTATAGTCTCGCAACTCAATCTTATCTTGATGCCAGTTGTTATAGCTTTGAGTTGGGGTGTTGGTGTTGAACCAATACTCATAAGTTTCCACGTTTCTCCAGTTAAAATACCCCCGACAATAATCAATTATCTCGTGTTTGAGATTAGTAATCTCGTCACCATTCCAATGCTCGTATCCATTGAAGGGATCGAGCACATCTGTAAAACGGGTTGGTAGGAATCCATCTATTACTTGCATTCGAAAAAACACGCAAAAGTAAAACGGTAGGTGGGACAAGCATGGCTAGGAGGTCGGATGCTATGTTGAACTTCTTTGCTTAACCAAAGAACTCTGCCGGGTACAAAGGATACTGCACGACACGTTTCTTCTGAAGCATCTTCGTAAATCAAAGTTTCCCCTGCATATTCTGGCGACCATCTTGGATTTATATAATATATCAGGCTATCTTCTTTCAAGTGTGAGTGATTACACATCACGTTTGATGGCTCTACCAGATTAACCAAAGGTCGAACTGGAGTTCTTCTTGCGATTAACTCTTCCAAACGAGGAGATTTCATTCTTTTAAAAAACTCCATGTTCTCAAGATCTTCGTCGGAATAATGACTGTACAACATTCTGCGCTGACCTATTACGTCGGAAACATGGTCCCCATCAGCCCAACCTATCTTGAACAAGCTACGTCTAGTAAAGTCACTGAAGGCAAGTATGTCTGCTCTTGTAAAAGCATCGTCGATGATTTCATATTTCATCTTCTATTTCCTTCATCGTCTTAGGCCACAGAAAGATGGGAGTGGTTTCGCCCACATAGGCTCCAGCTATATTATATTCAAAGTATTCAAATGCCTCTTCGTAACTCATGTCCTCTGTCAAAACTTGAAGCACAGAGTCCACGTTATATATCAGACAGTCTTCTACACCCGCTTTGGAACCATAGCCGATTACACAGTCATCATATTGTTCAGGAAGTTTCATCATGAGAAGTACCACCACATTCCGTAAAAAATAATTCCAATTCGTATAACCCAACGAATTACATACAAGCCCAGCAGTATCCGAAACCAACGCTTTGTCATCAGATACTGAAACTTGGATCTAATCCACTTGCCCCCAGTTGTCTGCGATAGAGCAGTCCACTTTGAAAGGAACTTTTGCTTCAACACATCCTTCCATGATACGGGCAATCTCCGTGATTTGATTTTCATTTGGGTTTCCTAATTCGTCAGCATCGATGCTGAAACATAGTTCATCGTGCACCTGCAACATCGGCAAATACCCTGCTTTATAGCAATCTATCATCGCTTTCTTTGTCTGGTCGGCACTCGAACCTTGGATCAATCTGTTCAACGCTTTGTAAGTAAACGCACGTTTAATTGATGTCCTGCCGTGTTCTCGCACTGCCTCTTCTAACGGAAGCGGTTTGTGTATGCCAAATGTCTTCGGCTCCCAAAGCGGGAAGCGGCACTTCCTTCCTAGAATAGTTCTAATTTGCCCGTTCTCAGACGCATGATTGGACACCATGTTTGCCAGCCCTCGAACAAATGGAACTTTGTCATGGTATTCGTTCAAAAGCTCCTTGGCCTCTTCAACCGTAGTGTCCAGCACACCCGCCATCTTATTTACGCCCATGCCGTACATGATACCTAAGTTCACCGTCTTGGCATCTTTGCGAGAGATACCAGCCATGTCCGCAACCATTTGATGAAAGTCTGCATCATCGTTTTGATACTGCTCAACCACATCATCGATGGATGGGTGACGATGCACACCGCTGATAGAAGCACAGTAATGTGCTAACCAACGTGGCTCTTGTGATGCGTAGTCGAAGCTACCCCACTTCTCACCTTCTTCAGGCAGAAACAACCCACGGATGATTGACTTAATCTCAGGATCTCGTGCTGGAATTTGCTGAAGGTTTGGGTTTGAAGAAGAAAAACGCCCGGTAACAGTGCCACCGTCGTCAGACCTAAGAGGATGAAACTCCGCATGAATGCGTCCTTTGTGAGTAAACTTCAATATATTTGAAATGAATGTAGTGTTTGCTTTGTTGAGTTCTCGTAGCCGTACAATCTGTTGAGCCAACGGATGCTCGTGCGAAGCAAGAAACTGTTTTGTAAAAGATGGAGCATCTGTTTTCTCCGTGCGTGGGTACGCAACTTTCATCTTATCGAACGCTTTCGACAGGGACGTAGCATTCCACGGTTCCACCGTCAGTCCCGTCTCGTCCTTTATCCATTTGTGTATTTCTTTTTCGCGTTTCTCCAAGAGCTTTCGAGCATTCTCAGCACCTGCCTCGTCCACACGAACACCACGCCACCGCATATTCAAAAGCATGGGGGTCAGCTCTGTTTCTAAATCAAAAATGCTGGACACTTCCTCGCGTATCAAATCAGGCTGTAATCGTTCCCAAAGTCGCCGGGTGACTGAAGCATCTTGTTCTGCATACTGCCCCACGAATCTGGCAGGTAGTTGCCACATGCCCGACTTGGCATCTACACCGTAGTCAGCAGCAGCAAGTCTGAGCAATCGTTCGTTTTTTCGTTCCTGCAAATAGTCAGCAGCCAAAGAATTAAGATTGTACCAGCGTCTGTTTTCATTCAACATCGCCGCCGCAGTCATCGTATCGTACACCGGACCTTGAACCTCAATGCCCGCCCAACGCAACCACCCAAGATCATACTGAGCGTTGTGCATGACTTTCGGAACATCTGATTTCATCATGTCTTTGATATATCCGGTCACTGCTTTCTCTGGCATGTTGCCACCCACCTCATGACGTATGGGGTAGTAGCCACAGAAATCGTTGAACGCCACAGCATATCCGATGATGTATCCATCATCCCGCGCCCACCCGGGACCAAGTGTCATTAGGTTAGGATCACGGGTTTCAAGGTCAATTGATATGACATTTGCGTCTCTGTAGTGCTCTGGAAATGAAGATGGCGGGGTCCAATCTTGGTCTAACGCAATGGACGCAACCTCTCGAATGTCTTCTTCCGGCACTTCTTTTGCCTGAAGTTCCCAATCCGTATCTTTTTCTTCGAACGATAATTGCTTGCCCTTCATAGTTGGAACCTCCACCTAGCTTCCGGGTTGTCTATAATATATAGATTATTCTTCGCTCTTGTTGCTCCCACATAGAACACTCTGCGTTCGGCATCCGGCTCACTCATAGTGCAGCAAGCCTTGGTTGACTCCAGCACAAGCGCAACATTGTCTGCTTCACCGCCCTTTGCTTTGTGTATCGTAGACAGAACAATTCTGGGATTGTCATCGTCCAACACTTCGCCGGACTCCAGAACAGATGTGATGTACACACGTTCCTGATCGCTTACTTCCAACACCTCGTACCAGTGCTTTTCTTGCAGATGTTGTTGAGTCAGAGACTCTAAGAACTCTATGCCAAACGTTTCTGCTTCTGCGGCTTTCAACATTTTGTTGCCAGCGTTTCGAGTCTTGCGGTCTACTTTTATCTTACGCCATATCTTAGATATGTACTCGTGGTCTAGTTCTTCGCCTCGACTAAGACGGGTGAACCCACGAACCACCTCGAGCGTAGCATTCGCAATACTCCAGCCATTGCCGTTACGCCAAAACAAATACCCGTTGTTCTTGAGGTCGGTAGCAATCCTGTTAGCGATGTAGTTTGTCCGGGCAAGTATCATCCATTGTCCTTCTTCCAAAGGCAGTTCATCTATTTTGTAGTGATACGATACATGTCCTTCTTGTTCTCGAGCGTTCCATTCCTTGTCGATACGTCCGGCGGCATTTCGTATGATGCGGTCTGCCTCTTGGTGCACGGAACTTGGAACTCGGAAACTTTGATCCAACACAATCATATTATCTGATTGGTTGCACCGACTAGCAAACTGCCGTGCGTCCACGCCCATCCATTCATAAATGGCTTGGTCATCGTCTCCGGCGTAATAAACATTTTTGGAGTTGTTTTCGAGTTTGGAAACCATGTCCCACTGTAACGGAACAAGATCTTGCGCCTCATCAACGATCAGAAGTTCCAACTCGGGAGCCTCCCCTTGCTCTATAAACGTCTCGATCATATCAACAAAGTCAATCTTTTCAAGGACTTGTTTATATTCTCTGTAGGAACGGATGACATGTTGCATCTCATTATGTTGCAGTGTCCAGTTTGCCGACTCGTTAAATTGCTGTTCGGCAGATATCTTCCTGACACGAGCCATGTTGTATATCGACAGGTACATATCGCCCTTGCCACCAAGACGGAAGAACTCTCCGTCATTTATGTTCATTGATTGAGTGGATGTAAAAGGCAGACCAAGTTCCATTTCGAGACGACGATAATCAGAACTGCGGAGCACCTGATCTATCTTCATGTCTAGTTGTCGGAACGCCATGGAGTGCAGTGTCCTGAAATGAACCATCTTCTTGTAGTCCAGATTTAATTCACGAGCAGCCCGAGTCCTTGCTTCTTCCGTAGCTTTTTTGCTGAAGGACACGAACCCGATTCGCTCTGGCGGCACACCTTTTTGCAAAGCATCCTTCACAATGTTGATTAATGTGTACGTCTTACCAGTGCCCGGTGGTCCCAAATATGCTGTTGTACTCATCAGAACGGAACCTCGTCACCTTGGATGTTGACTGACGGTATGCTGATATCTGTCGAGAACTCCGGCACAGACCACACGCGAATACTTTTGCGTTTCTTTGTCTTGTCGGTAAATGTCTTGACGGTGCTTGTTGACTCGCCGTTGTTTAGTTCTTTCAATCTTTCCTGCACCTGCCCCCGGGTATATTGTGTGAACCCACGCCCCTTCAGAAAATCCATCAGTGCATCTAGTTTGAAAAAGACACTGCCATCCTCTGTGTATGGCTTGTTCAACACCAGTTCTTCTGGACTCATTGCTTGTACTCTGCCTGTGCAAAACGCTTCACAAAGCTCGTGAAACTGTCCTTTGTTTGTCAGTTCCGGCGGCACTTCGATCTTCATGCAATCCTGTAAGGCTGCATTCATCATCGTGTTCCAATCATCTTCCTTTACACGCGGCGGCAACCACGACAGTTGCTCGAGACAGGCGCGACCAAACTTCAGTTGCATCTGTACTTCTTCGCTGTTGAGTTCGAGCCGTTCTCCGGCGATGTCAACAAACCAAACTCGTGGCTCCGACAGCACAACACTCATGCCAGTGATTTCAAGACTGCGCCCAGCACCATTGCCGACACCGTACTTACGAGACAGGCACAATGACTTGTTGCAGTAATCTTTCAACGGGGACTTCTTACATCCGTATTGATATTCTTTCTTTCGAAGCTGGTCTTGTATCAGCACAATCTCTGACGCAGGAAGTGGTGGCTTGCAATACTGTTGGTTATGTTTCTCCAACAGGTCAGGCCAATTGTCCTCGTCCATCTTCTGATACATAACGCCAACGTTGAACATCGTTTCGTTACGACCACCTTCACCGATACCGTTTGTTGTCAGCGTGACCAAACATGGCGGACACTCCGGCAAGAAGTCTGTCTGTGACCCAAGTTGAAGATCCATAAACTTCGCAGGAGATATGCGTTGCTTGTCTACATATTTTAGAAACTGCTCGAGAGTGAGTTCTTTACCCTTGGAGTTGAAAGCGGGGCGAAGCGTTCTGTCTACATCGAAGTATGGCAGGTTGATAAAGTTACCAACGTCGCCTCGATCAATCAGGAGTTTTTCTTGCTTGGGAAAAATTTCCGCCGAACCGTAACCAAGAGACGCAGCAATCTCCGATAGCTTGTCGCGCATATCCGATGCGGCAATCCATCCTTCGATAAAGAAATAGACGTGCGCTCCACCAGACTTAGACCTACAAACCACAGCAGGAACATCGATGCCAGCACAAGCGCGGACGAGAGCAGCATGATCAAGAGGATAAACATCCACGTCAATGCAACCGAAACAACAAAGATTCTTAGAGTTGATTGGTATAGCCCCTGCGCCGATTTCACCAGCGAAGTGTCTTTCAATATGTGTTTCATCTAACGGTGTCCTAATAACACGAGAGTCGGCTTCTTCCTTGCCGTTCTTGCGTGTACCTTTAATTGTTGTCTGTCCATGCGCGGTTTCGAATCCAGCGAACGCCGCCATGAACTTTTGTATATTGTCCATGACAAATCCTAGAAAAAGTGGGGCAGGGTCAAAGAGGTAAAACCCTGCCCCGGGATTACCTAAAACGGGATAGCCTCCCCGCTATCACTCGTATTGGCATCCAAATCCGGATCATCGGAAGCCTGTACTGTGCCCTCACTGACCATCGAGGACAGTTCTCTGCAATCTTTGTACAGGTCAGTGTCTTCGACATAACCCTGCCGACCACTTACCTTCCACTGATTCCATCTACCTTTTTCATTGGACGCTTCTTCGGAACGAAGTGTCCAGATAACACCGAAGCTTGGCAGTTTGACCAACTTGCCTTTGTGTTTCACTTCTTGCATCTGGATCATGGTGTTCCATTGGCGTGAGATCTTGAGATTTGTTGACTTCATGTCGATGATTGCCGACTGCCAGCCACCCGTCTCAGGATCTTGAAACTTGCAATAGTGCTGTGCAGATACAACAAGTTCATTACCGTTAGTCATGATGTCCTTGTTTGTCTGCTTGTCACGAATTGCAGTCAACACCTCTTGACTGTTGGGGGCGTGTTCGCCTTGAAACCCGCCGCCCTTTTCTCGAGGAATAAACTCGAGATATTTCTTGATGTACCCACAGGGGATGACATTTACTTCTTCCCCAAAGAGTTGTCTTGTAACCGTGTTGAATATTGTCCCGGCTTCTGTGCCTTCGATGAAGTTCTCGTGCTTCTTATTCAACTCGGGGGACAGAGGCTGTGCGATCCGTAAAAACGGAATCTTCATGTCATCTGCACCTATGTTCTCAGTACCTGCGCCTGAGTCTTCGACAAAGCTACCCAACAATTCCTTGGGGATAGCAACGGCTGTCTCTGCCTTTGTAGCTACTTCCTTACTTTCACTCATCTACTTTCTCCGTATCTTCGCTTCTGTTCCAACGTATGCCCCGAACAATTCGAGGTTTACGTCACGACCCTGCTTCAGCCATTCCTTAATCGTTGCTTGCAACGTCATCGGGTGTATCGCTGTTTTCTGTTCAGGGTCGAGTCCGGCTTTCTGACAATCATCCATGAACGCACCAGCTTCGTTGTCTTGGCCTTTGCCAAACTGAACCTTGACTTCGTTCTTGATAATGTCGTCTTCACCGATATCACGGAGGAATGCGAACGCCTCCGCTTTATTTGCTTCCGGAATCGATGCGTACACAAACTGATTCAACGTAACGGAGTTACCGTCAACGTCGATTCGTTCGAGTCCCATCTCTTGCATTTCGGAAGGTATAAGCTCACGAGTCAGTTGCTTTAGCTCTGCCTTGGCATCTTTCGCGGCTTGTTCGTGTTCTTCGATCAACCGCTTTTGATGCTGCGCTGCTCGAATAAGTTGGGACAGCTTGCCGCCATCCTCAGTTTTGATATCAGCAAACGCATTGGCATCTGCTTCCATCTCATCAAAAAGTCCACTCATTCTGGACACTCCTTCTACGTTCTACGTTCTGCGTTTATAGCCCGACGGCTTGGGTGAGGGTGTCTACGTCATCAGGGAGGGAATCCCAATGTCAGGATTGACGCAAACTTTCGGATGCCTCATCACCCGTTGTCTGCCTGACTTGACAAGGTATATGCTATATGTTATCCCATGTCAAATACTTTTTTTCGTGGATTATACGCATGGAATACGCATACAGAACTGAGCCATACCAACATCAGCGCGACGCATTCGAGCAGAGTGCTGAACGCTCGAACTATGCCTACTTCATGGAAATGGGTTGCGGCAAATCCAAGGTGTTGATCGATAACGCTGCGTACTTGTTTGAAGCCGGACGTATCACGACACTTGTTATTGTAGCACCGAAGGGTGTGTACCGGAACTGGGTGCTGAAAGAGATACCAGCGCACATGCCGGAGCGTGTACCGCTTTGTGTTACAACGTGGCGTTCAGGCCCGAACAAAGCACAGAAACAAGAATTGATGGATGCGTTGAGATACCACGATGGACTGCGTGTTCTTGTGGTGAATGTCGAAGCGTTTGTCAGCGACAAATGCGTTCGTTATGTCCACGAGTTCATGGACAAAAACGGTGAGACTATGTTTGCGGTGGACGAAAGCACCACCATCAAAAACCACAAAGCGAAGCGCACAAAGATTGTGACCCGGTTGGCGCAGTCTTGTCGGTATCGTCGGATTCTTACCGGATCTCCGGTGACACAAAGCCCGATGGATTTGTTTTCGCAGTGCGGGTTCCTTGACCCTGACTTGTTGGGGTACGACAACTTCTATGCGTTCCAAGCCCGGTACGCCATCATGAAGCGTATGAACATGGGGGCACATTCGTTCAACCACATTGTTGGATACCGAAACATGGACGAGCTATCTTTGACCATCAAAGGATTCTCGAGTCGCGTTCTGAAAAAAGATTGCCTCGACTTACCGCCGAAGACATATACAACACGAAACGTGACGCTCGATCCAGAGCAAGCACGGCAGTACGAATCGATGCGCCGAACCGCAATGGTCATTCTGCAAGATGATGCCGTATTCGCAACCGAAGCGATGACACAGCTTCTGCGTCTGCAACAAATCCTGTGTGGGTATATGCCTATCGACGACGAGGGCACACTTGTTGATATCCCGACTCGTCGGCTGGATGCGTTGATGGATACTGTCGAAGAAACAAGCGGCAAGATAATTATCTGGGCGCGGTTCCGAAAAGACATACAACGGATCGAAGAAGCATTAGCCAAAAAATACGGCTATGGTTCTGTCGGTTCATATTACGGAGACACGAACGAAGATGCTCGAGAAGAATTGATTCGCAATTTTAGTGACTCGGATCACGAAACCCGGTTCTTTGTAGGCAATCCACAAACAGCCGGGTATGGTCTGACCCTCGTGTCAGCCAACACCGTGATCTATTACTCGAATGATTTTAATCTTGAGACTCGCGTTCAATCAGAGGATCGCTGTCACCGCATTGGTCAGAATCACCCTGTCACCTACATTGATTTGGTTGCCGAAGGTACTGTTGACGAACACATCGTCAGAGCCTTACGCGACAAGATAAAACTTGCGGGTGCTGCTTTGGGCGAAGAGATGCGTCAGTGGTTGAAAATTAAATGAATAGAAGGACTAGCAAATGGACACGACAAAATGGAAGTCGATTGCCTTACCGATGGAAGCCTACGAAAAGGTTAGAGCTCTTGCGGAAGAAAATGAAAGAAGCATCGCCCGTCAAATAACATTTCTTATTCGACAGGCGACAACTGCTAACGGCGAATCCGGCTCCAATAACCGTCGTCGTTAATCCATCTCCATTGACTTGGGTATGGGTCTTCGTCTCGACGTACATAATTGCAGCATCGAGGTCCGCCGGGACACTCGGAACAAGTAACCGCGTCACAATCTGACTCGGGTTTGTTTTTCTTTTTGCTCAAGCTGGGGAAAGACTTGTCCAATCGGACAGTCCAAGGACTCCAGCTTTTGTCATCCCGGTTCATATTATTGCAAACAGAACAATCAAAAAAACTGCCGCTGCGATTACCTTGCGGGTCATTTTGTTGCTGTATATTTCCGTGTTCTTTACATTAGCCACAAGGTTTGTAAGGCCGTGGTCTTTACTCATCGTCGCTCTCCCAAATATCTCGTCGGTCATCCGTTTCCCAAACAACCGGGCTCCTGTCCCCTTGGTTGAAAAGATAATCCATCAAAGATCTACGAATCAAATCGCTCTTGCTCATGTTCGCTTCATACGCTTTATCCTCGATAGCATCATACATTTTCTTGTCCAAATCAAACGACATCGTAACCGTCACATCGAACTTACGAGGTCTACCCATTACTACTTTATTTTCTGCCATTTCTACTTCTCCTTGAAAACTCTCGACGCAATATCTCTGCGCCATCGCAGACTATGTTGAACAACTGCGCTTCGGATAACTCTATGACTGTAAATCTGTCTTCTTGACTGATACACAACTCAGCAGGTTCTCCGTCACGCAAAAATACGAGGTCAGTGTATTTCCGGCTCGTTGTCATTGTTTTCCTTTCGAGATAAGTCTTCCATGACTTTCTCTTGAATCTTTTCAATTCGTTCTTGGGACATGGTTCTTGGGTCTTCTACCTCCAACAACATATCCTCAACCAAACCCATGACAGGCTCCGGCATTGGTTCAACTGGGGGCCCGAAACTTGAAGCCATATCTTCGGCATGGACAGGATACAAAAACGCGGCGATTAGTTTTATCTCCACCTCGTATGGTGCTGTCTCCAGTTTTTCTCGATTCCACAGTGCAGCGACACCGTGCCAACAGACTTGCGACTTGTTCCTTGTAGGAACCAAAGCTGCATCCAGCGGCACAGTGCAAAGCAAATCTGCCGTAGCCAAATCAAGAATCTCTTGTTTGTCCTGCTTCGGTGGGAAATCAACTATGTCACCCATCTGCACCTCCGAATAACCCATCCGTGGCTTCTTCTATTTGCTCATCAGGTTTTTCTGCCTTGAGCCTGTAATATACATTACCATTGGCTGACACATTTTTCCATGCGGCAAGCTGATATGTCACGCCCTCTATTGTGAGTTCGCCTTTTATATCGGGACGCTTTTCGTTGTCGCCCTTATCGTTCTTGAATAGAACGCCTTTCATGTCATCATCCATCCTCTGAAATCCTTTCCTTCGACGGCAGCCCATTGTGAGCCAGTTTCTTCAGTGTTAAAAAAGTGCCTCGATTGCAATCGTTTGGTGACAATATGCCTTCGAGTAAATTCTGGTTTAACTGTTCTCGTGCCATATTCACGACAATCGACAACCCTTCGTACTCGTTGTCAGACATTCGGATCGTGACCCCCGAACCTTGTTGCTTGTTATTGTTGAATTGCATCTTGTTCTCCTTGATAGACTGCCATGCAAACGCCGAACTTTCCGTCTCGAGCATGAAGCGGGTTTATGTTAAATGCGTTCATGTATGCCATACATTCAAACGGCTCCATGTTTGGTATTGCTTCGGACACAGAATAATTATTCGGTGTGTGCAAAAACAAAATTATGAAAACATATTTCACCCGACCAACTCCTCGTGTACATCAGCATAGGGACATTCAGACATGTCCTCTACCTCATCCCAATCGACATCGTCTTGCGCCTGTTGGCGTACGATTTCTCTAGCTTGAACCGCGCTCCGTGCCTGAACCTCGAGTTCGATAACTTTCCAGAACGCTTTTTCTACTGTGAACTTATACGTTTTCATGGCGTGTGGGGATTGAAGGAATCATCGTACCATCTGCCGTTAACAAGAAGCCACCTCACACCAAGCCGCTTGCAATAGTAGCTTGCGTCTGCTGGCGTAAAGTTTGTGGCCCCCGACTTGAGCCTTGCGACTGCAACCGAATCGTCTTCGCGCTGCCCAGCAGCCAGCGGGTAGTGTTTGTCAAGCACGGCTTTGACTGTCGCCGGGGTTGCTTTATATTTTGCCATGTTTTTCAATCTCCAATATTGCATCTTCTGCTTTGTTCAATAAATCCACAACGGGGTTAAGCACCGCTTCACAATCATCTTGCATCAGCAAATGCACTTCGTTTTGAACGTCGTTGAGTTTGTCCAAAACAGTTACGAACCAATCTTCATCCATTTTAGTAGTCACCCTCACTATCCCATACCTTCTCAATATCGTGTTTGCCAAGTTCCCAAACATTGTCGTCAACTGTCATGGTCGTGTCCCATGCTTCTATGATGTGTGTGTCGTGGGGGTCTGCTTCATAAACTGGTTTCAACACATGTTCTTCCCATGCGTTGCCATCGAACAGTTCATCCAAATTTGCGTCCTCATCGACTTCAATCAGATAACTGCTAATCAGCGTGGTTCGTTCAATAACTCGTAATCGTTTCTTTGCCATCATGATGCCTCCTTCAACTCTAATTCCATGGCCTCGACCCATGCTTCAAAAGCCTTGTCCGCAATCGCTTCAGCCGGGGAGACTGTTGCTTCAGCCTCGACTCCCGAAACGTGGATCTCGGTGCTTTCCTTATCCATCAGTCAAACCCTCCACTTGTTCAATGCAGTTTTCGATGCAATCCATAATCGTCGTTTCCGTGCCCTCATTGTCTTTGGGCAATGTTCCAAAACCTCTCAACCTCGCCGCAGTGCGGAGGTCATAAAGGTCACACAACACGTCTGATATAGTATCCATTCTTTTCATAATGTTCCTCTTTGATAATGCCCATATATCATGGGATATCATCAGAATAACTTATCGATTGGAAATGTCAAACGAAATCTGTTACGCCGATACAGTTACAATAGGTTATTTCTGTGAGATTTTTGTTTCCACAAATTCTGTGAAATAGGTGTAACGCTGTAACAGTGTAACAGCGTAGTCTATAGCGTTGTTCTGTATAGAGTTTTTCTGTTACACTTGATGTGTGCAAAGTGTAACAGGTGTAACAGGATACTTGTATAGATGGCGCGAAATCTGTGACTTTATTATGTGTTATAATAAACTCAGGAGAATCACTATATGGGGGTGAAAATGAATCCGCGTTTAAGTTTTTGGAAAAGCAAAACACCAACCGCTTCGTGGGGCTTTGGCCTTGTTTGGCGTGGTGATAAAAAGGGCTGGGTTCATTACCCGATGAAATGGCACGGCTTCCGTAAGAGCCTGACAGAAACTTGGAAACATTATAAACATGCGAGGAAATATGGAACCTGAAACGGAAGAAAAAGCATGTCTGCTGACCAATCGCCAGAAAGAATTTGCCAAGCTGATTGTTGATGGTGTGTACAGCAATGCTGAATGCGCGAGACGGGCAGGGTACAGCCAAAAGGTTGCAGTCAAGTATGCCCACAAACTTTTGAACGGGAAAGACTTCCCGCTTGTCCCCCAACATATTGCCGAGCTTCGTCAAGAACGCGAACGCAAGTATGGCGTGACGTTGATAGGACAACTCAAACGACTGTCCGACCTGTCGCACAATGCTGAATCCGAAGGGCAGTTCTCCGCCGCAATCAACGCTGAAAAAATTCGTGCCAGTTTGGGTGGACTGACTGTTGATCGACGAGAGAATCAACACGTTCATTCGTACGACCAACTCAGCCGAGATGAAATCATTGCTCAACTTGGCAAGCTTCGTGATGAACATCCCGCTGCCTTCATTGAAGCAGAGTATGAGGAGATACTTGATGCCAACACCGGAACGGAATCTGTGGCTCAGATTGAAGACCGCAGTGCCCAAGGGGACGCACCTCACAAGGATTGAGAATCGCGCTGGTAGTGGTGTCCCTGACAGTTTGATGGCGCATTTAGGGCGAGTTCTATTTTGCGAGTTAAAGTGTACAAAAGGTGACACTGTTTCCATACGCCCCTCGCAGATTGCTTGGAATATGCAGTATTTTAGGGCTGGGGGTGTCTCCTTCTTCTTGGTTTCACGGGCCAAGCCGCCTTGTCTATTTTTATTTGACGGGGGAGATGCGGTCAATCTTAACGAAAAAGGGCTAAAGTTTCCAGCACTTTGGGAGGGGACTGACCTTGCGTCTTGCGTCTTGTTCATGTTTGACCGGGCAGCACGGTCCCCCGGCAGCCCTGCGCCTTGCGACTGACCTGCGCCTTGCGCCTTGATCCAGCAGCCGGGATCTCCGGATACCCGGTACACCGGGCAGCAGCCCTGCGCCTTGCGCCTTGCGACTGATCCCCAGCAGCCGTCCCCGGGTCCGGAGGCCCAGCAGCCGTCATTGGCTACCGGGCTCGGTTCAAGATTCACTGTTTTGAAGTAAGGTTAGAGCTTCAGAAGAAATCATATCGGACAGTGCGTAGTATGCGATTCTCGAAGCAAGGTCGTTGTACCCAACGAAACTTCCCCCGGCTTCTATTTCACCTTCGATATATTCAATTGTCCTAGCGTCCAGCCACTCTAGAAACTGGTGCGCTTTGTAATAGTAGATGACGTGTTCGCTGCCGTCGGCGTACTCATGAGCTAGGTCGTACACCCGGTCTTCCGGTTCGTCATCAGGTCCGATATCGCGGAAGACAATCTCCTCCGCGATATCTTTTGCATACTGCTGGTAATTAACGTCGGCCATTTGCAGTTTTATTTATAGTGATATCAGAAACAACGTAATCCAAATCGCTTAACCACGTTTGAATCTCGCTTCTTATATGCTGAACATCAAAAAAACTTTCATCATGTTCGCGCATTTCGTTGTCACGCTTTAACGTGAAAGATACCGAAAACTCAGACTTCGGGTTCCATTCCTCGGGCCAGTATTCGTAGCTCCGGATGGGATGGTCGTCGTTTCTGTGCGTTTCACTAATCGTAAACGGCACGTCGTTCTTTTTTAGGTGGTTGATGAAGACCATAGCATCGCAATCTTCTTCGAGATATGCACAGCCTTCTTTTCGGTTGATGTAACTGTAACCGCTGATTGACAGCTTGGCTTCCCGTATCTCATCGATAGGAACAGCCAGCCACCCGTGCCCGGGGTCAGCGTGGAAACAAAGCGTTCTGGTTTTCTCAGTCATTGTTAAACTCCTCTTTGGTTAACCCTTATATTATCCCACATAACATGGGATATGTCAACCCTGCGCCTCGGGCCGCCTTGCGCCTTGCGTCTGGTCCGGGCAGCCAGCCCGGATAGCTCCGGACCCCGGCAGCAGACACAAAAAAAACGGGGCGAGCCGAAGCCCGCCCCGTTCCGCTTCACCCTAGAGGGATTGCAAAAATTCATTAAATTCATCGTCACTAAAAGAGCGCACCTCAAACTGCGGCATCACTCTAAGCTTGTCGCCTCGGAAAGATACGGCTTCTTTCACTTTTTCGATGGTGATTGTGGGCGGAACTGATTCACCTGTTTCGTAATCGATTCCAAGTATCAGACTGCGTCCCTGTAGCGGTTGGTGGTATCCCTCCCACTGAAAGTAAGCTTGGGTGTCCCTGTATAAACCCTCGTCATCTAGATAGATGGTGTTCTCGTCGTCAATGTTGACAGTGCAGAACATTGGGCGGGGTGCTTCCGGCGTTGCGATATACTCAGTGATTTGGGTATAGCTTCCGCCGTAGTCGTAGTTGACCTCTTCAATAACCTTATTGAATGGGTCTATCAAAATCGCTTTATCCATTTTAAATCTCCTCTTTGGTTAAGCATCTTCAG